CGTCACCCCGGTCCCCGACGGCACACCGATTCCGCACGGCCGGTCCACACCGCCGCAGGTCGGCCAGGTGGTGCCTGCGGACGACGTCGCCGAGAAGCTGGAGACCGAGCCGGGCGAGCATGTCGTGCGCCGCCGTCGCGTCATGTTCGGGGACGACGGCGCCGCGACTCAGATCGGCGTCTCCTACATCCCGCTGTCGATCGCACGGGGAACGGAGCTGGAGCGTCCCGCCCGCTTGCGTGGCGCGGTGCCTGCCGCTCTGCGGCGCGCCGGCTACCCGCCGCGCACCGCCCGCGAGTGGGTCACCGCCCGGATGCCGGCCGCGGAAGAGGCCAAGATCCTGCGGATCACCGCGGGTGTCCCCGTGCTGCGCACGCTCCGCCTGACATGTACGGATCTCGACGTGCCCGTCGAGGTGCTGGAAATCATCTTCAGCGCCGATATCTACGAGCTGGAATACGAACTGCAGATCCATGAGGAGGAATCGTGAAGCCGGGCCGCAAGAACACAGACGCAGTCGAGGCGATCACCTTTTGGGTGGTCGGCGCCGGCCTGTGCACGATCCCCCTCCTGGTCTTCTTTTTCTCCTTCGGGAACGTCGGTGCATTCGCGGAAAGCCTCGGCATGCCGCACCGCATCGCCTACCTCAACGGGCCGGCCATCGACCTGGCCGCCACCGTGTGCGTCGTCGCGTCCTCGTACCTCTCGACCAAGGATCTCTCTGAGAGCAGGCTGTGGCCGCTGCACCTGGCCACGTTCGTCTGCGGGCTGATGATGATCCTGCTGAACACCGCGGGCGCACTGCACACCCGGCAGTGGCGACTGGCATCCGTCGACTGCGTCGGCCCCGTCCTGCTGATCGGCTGGGGCGCCCTGGCGCCTTGGCTGTGGCGCAATCTGACCGAGGCGCGGCGCGGTGCTGCCGCCCCGGCAACCGGGCGCATTTCCGCCCGGCAACGAACGTCCACTGCCGCCCCGGAAATGCCGGCCGCACCCGGCAACAGGGCGGCAGTGGACCCGGCAGCGGGCGGCAGTACTGCCGCCCCGGCATTGCCGCCCGCTGTCACTGACTTCCGGAAGCCTGCCGCCCCCCGGGGCGGAAACGTGCTCGAGTTCGCTGCCGCCCCTGGCCGGCGTTCCGCCCCCAACTGGGCGCAGCTCGCGCTGCCGCTGTGGAACCGCCATGTCGAGACGACCGGCCGCACGCCGACCGCCACAGAGCTGGCCGCCGCGCTGCGCCACACACATCCGAGCCTCGACGTACCCAAGAGCGACCGGTCTGAGCGCAACATCCGATCGGCCACCGAGGATCTCTGGCTGTCGACGGTGGCGGATGCACCGAAGACCAAGCAAGAGGAGGCCGGCTGATGCGCATGCGCCACGCCACACGCCACGCCACGCCACACGAAAACGTCGGCGCGATCGGGAATCTGGACGCCCAGGGCGCCGACCTTGTGCTGCGTGGCGTGGCGAGCGGATCGATCGATCCCTACGCGACCAGCGGCTACGCACAGACTGTCACGCAAACGATCGCCACGAGCCCCTACTCGGCAGTTCCCTCTCTCGCTGCCCTCGTGGCGGATCAGATCACCCCCGGCCTGGCGGACCGCACCGGCCCGGGAGCGTTCCAGAGACTGCAAGACTGGCACGTCATTCCTGCCGGTGTCATCGCCGGAGCACTCATCTGCGGTGCCGAATCGCACCACCAGCCGCTGCACGCATGGTTCGGTGGCGGGTTCACCGCAGCCGGGATCGCCGCCACCGCGGTCTACGGGGCCGTGCACGTCGCGCGCGCGATCAACGGCGAGGACGAAGGCTCGGTCTCCGGCGGAGTACACGTGATCGGCCTGGGCGGCATCGGACTGGCGGCATTCGGCATCGCGTCGATTTCCGGTGCGAGTCCTCTCACTGCCGGGGTCGGCATCGGGCTGCTCACTGCCGGGTACTACGCCTGGTTCCAGACCCGGCACTCGCGGCTGCAGGATCAGCGCGGATTCCTGGTTGGCCACACTGCCGCTGCCACCCCGGCAGTCCTCGGAATGCCGGGCGGCATTGCCGCCCCCGTTGCCGCCCCCGTTGCCGGGCAGCTCGCATCCCATGAGGAGGCGATCGTGTATCGGGCGTTCGCCGACATGGGCATCGAACCGATCACCCTGCGCGCGTTCGAGCGCATCGACAAGGACGCTTTCAACGTGATCGTCGGGCTGCCCGGCAGCCGCGCGGACGACCCCGAGTCGGTGGTGCGCCGCAGTGAGACGCTCAAGAGCAACCTGCGCGCCACCCAGATCGCGGTCGAGGCCCTGCCGGACCAGGGTAACGAGGTCGCGCTCATGGCCCGGTTCGGTTCGGCCAGCCCGATCCTGGAAACCATCCCCTGGCCCGGACCGCAGACTGATGATGTGACCCAGCCTATTCGGATGGGGCTGACGCATTACGGTTCACCGGTCATGGTGCATTTCGCGAAAAGGCACACCCTGTTCGCCGGGAAGACCCGACGTGGAAAGTCCGCCGGTGTGCAGGTTGCCGTGTGTTCGATCGGGGCCACGAGAAACGGCCAGCTGTGGTTCCTCGATTTGAAGCCGGGTCAATTGGCGCTTGGTCCGTTCGAGCCGCTGTCCGCGCAGTTCGCCGACACCCTGCCCAAGGCCGCGCTGCTGATCGCCGCTGCGGTCGCCGCGATGGAGGAGAACGGAGAGATCCTCAAGGAAGAGCGCGAGCGCACCGGCGTCCCGGTGTGGGAGTGGGACCCGGCCGTGCACGGCTCCGGCATCTTCCTCGTCATCGACGAGCTCGCGGATTTCCTGCGCCTGGACCCCGAGATCTACGAGCAGTGGCTGCGCCTGATGCAGCTGGGCGCCGGCCTCGGCGTCTACATCATCGGCGCCACCCAGTCGCCGTCCGCGAAGGCGCTGGGCAACTCGACCGACGGCGGCAGCCAGTTCGGCGACATCTTCGGCTACCAGGCCAAGGGCGCCACCCAGGCCGGAGTCATCTTCGGGCAGGGCGCGTGGGGCGAGGGGTGGAAGCCGAGCGAGCGCAACCTGCCGCTGCAGGGCATGTTCCTGCTGCGCTCTCCTGAGCACACGCACCCGGTGGTCAGCCGCGGCGACTTCATCGAGCCGAACAGCGCGATGCGGATCGCCGCCGAGATCGCGGACGGCCAGCTCGCCCAGCTGCACCCGCGTACACAGGCCGCCGTCGACCGGGTGCTCGCCATGGGCGTCCCGGAGGGAACCGGCCCAGAAGGCGCCCGGCCCGCCGGAGGACAGCCGCAGGACGCACGTCCGTACGGGCGCCCGCGTCTGGTCACGCTCTACCCGGACGGTACGAAGGTCGACCCGCGGCACGAAGACATGTGGGACCTGCTCGGGTCGCTCGGCGAGCGCGGCGCGACCGTGGGCGATCTCTCCCTGGCCGCCAAGCGCGCCGGACATGAGCGATGCTCACTCGCCTGGGTGCGCGACCTGTGCAAGAACTGGCGCACCGCCGGGAACGTCATGGTCGAGGAGGGTAAGGAGCCGCGGTATTGGCGCGACGACGACACCCTCAAGCGGCGCGCCCGCCAGGAGGCATGATGGCCCGCCGCAGACGACGCTCCGGGTACTTCGCTCGGGAGTCCCGCAAGGCGAAGCGGGCGATGCGCCCGGACCGGATCGCGGCCCGGTTCATCTCCGGAGGCAGGCACCAGAGCTTCAAGTCGATCGCCACATCCCCGTTCAAGCTGCACACCGTCACCTCAGGCAAGAACCGGCGCCAGCAGTATCAGGCGCTCAAACGGCGGGAGCAGCGCGCAGCCACGGCGCAGAAGCGCAAGGCGCAACGGGAAGCCGCGGCGCAGAAGAGGGCGTACGCACGCCGCGCCGCCGAGCTGAAGAAGCTCGCGCCGAAGCCGCCGCGCAAGCCTCGGGTGAAGTCACCGCCGATCGCGGTCAACCCGCGCACCGGCAAGCCGATCACCCTGGCGCAGGCGATGAAGTCGCTGAAGGACGCGCAGGATCGCGCCGACCGCCTCGCCGCCGGCCTGCCCGGCGATCCGCCGGCTAAGAAGACGGACACACCGCGCGCTGCAGCGGCGAAGAAGCCGGCAGCGAAGAAGGCAGCACCGCGCAAGCGGGCTGCGAAGAAGACCCCGCCTCCGCCGCCACCGCCTCCCGCCGTACCCGGCAAGAACCTGCGCGGCCTGTACCTGGCAGCCACCTGTGCGTGCCAGGGCACCGGCCGGATCTACACCGAGAAGAACGGCATGATCGCCGGTTCCGTCTCGTGCCCGGAGCACGGCCGCGCCGCACGCGGAGGCCGAAAGATCACATCGCGGCGCGCCGTGAAGAACGCGGGCCTGCCCGGGCTCGCCTCCTGGCTGGAGACCAAGGCGAGCGCCGGCCGCGGCAACCTCGACAAGAAACAGCAGCGGGCCGCCGACCGCGCTGATCGCAAGATCCGGTACGCCGGGCCCACCGAGGTGTGCGGCGCCTGTGACGACGGCATCGTCAACCGCGAGCTGACCGACCAGCTGCGTGCGCGGTACATCGCCCGGATCGTGGCTGATCGCGACGCTGCAGGCCGCAAGCCGTTGGGCGCGCGCAAGCTGGAAGCGATGGCGCGCAAGGCGTACCCGTATGACCACTGCCGTGCGTGCCGCGGACTGGCTGTCATTCCGGATCCGCACGCGGGAGCGTGGCTGGACCGGGCGCAGCTGCACGCGCAGCACCAACCCACCGCACGCGAACTGGCGACGGGCCGGGTCGTACCGGGCCGACGCACCTGAGCGCTACATTGCAGACATGACCACTCGGCTGCAGGCACTCGTGGTGATCCGGGCCGGAACGGAGCGGGCGCGCTGGCCCGACATCCAGCCCGGCGATGTGTGGGACGACACCGACGACCTCAACGCCTCCCGGCTGATCAGTGCCGGCCTGGCAACCGCGGCGCCGGCAGGCACGGTCAACTACCCGCATCACTCCCTGGCCCTGCTCGACGGGGTGCCGGGGCTGCGCAAGGCGGTGAGCAACTGATGACGATCTATACCCGTCACCCGTTGTGGGGGCCGGGATCCGCGCAGCGGCTGCCCCGCCCGAGCATGTCTGTGCGAGTCCGGATCCGCCCGGGCGTCCTGTCCGGTCTGTACGCAGCGGTCAGCCGGGACGTCTCGAAAGGCGCGCCGCAGGCGCCGCGCACTCCGACGCGTCCGGCCAATGAAACCGACTTCACTGCGGACGGCGTCGCCGAGCCGGGCAGCGAGGTGCCCATGCCGCAGTGGCACCCGGGCGTCACCAACTAGCCAGGACTACAGACCCTCGTGATATCCGGCGGAGCCGGTAGTGTTGTCATCAGAGGGGTGAAGACAGTGAAGATCACTGTACGAGGGATTGCCGCAGTCGCAGTGTGCACAGCTCTGGCGGGGTGCGGCGGACCGCCTGGACACACCGCCGCGGCATCTCCGGTTCGAGCGGCTGCCGCCAACCCGGTCACGCTCTTGGCGCGAATGCACGTTCCGATCCCGCCAGGGGTGAGCGTCGGGAGCGTGGACATCTACGGCGACCGGTACGCGAGCGCCTCGTTCGCCGACGGAGAGTTGGTCACGGTGTCCACCTACGCCACCGAGGCGGCCGAGGCCGCGGGCATCGCACGCAACAGCGCTCCGAGCGACGTGAACAAACTGCTCACGGGCGCCCTGTTCACCGTGACGGTGACCGGCGTGGACTCGGGCAGCGGCGGGATCAGCTTCCCGGAGAGCCCGGCATTGCTCGCGCAGGAGACAGGTTCGCAGGTCAAGTGATTGCGGTATGTCATAGATAGGCGGGACTGTCGGCCGCACTCCGACAGTCCCGCTGTCGCGTCATTCTAGAGAACGGAGATCGGACCATGGCACTTCGCCGCCCGCCCCGTGACTGGTCAAGGCGCGTGGTCGATGAGACCGGCCGCCCGGTCAACCACGACTACTTCCACGAGCTGTCCCCGGCATTCACGACGGCACAGGATGCGGGTGCCACGACCGAGCTCCTGCCGGTGACGCAGCACAGCAGTTCGATGGCCGTGCGCCCGGGACCGCGACCTCTGCCGAAGTGGTATCTGGACTGGGAGGAGCGTGCCAGTAGCCTGGGTGCGTTCTGGAAGCAGGTCGACAAGAGGTTCGCGCAGCTCAGCGAGTACGTGTCCGGCAAGTCGCAGTTCGACGACGGCCAGGTCCGCAAATGGTCGGAGCACATACGGACCCAGCTGCCCGAAGCCGGTCGGATACCTGATTGGCGCATCCCCGTAGGCCGATGACGCCGGGTTGTCACCCTGCCGCGCCGTGCTAGACTTGTCATCAGATAGACAGTTCAGGGAAGACGAAGGATGAGGGTCGACATGAGCAAGGTCACTGTGGTTCTCGCTGACGGCATTGCGACGTACGACCGTGCATCGCGTGGTGTCGAGATGGCGCTTCAGCGTCGCTTTGACAACCCGACCGGCATCGCCACACACAGCCCCGACAAGCCCGGTTACTACCTGTTCGATGTGCGCAACTGGTGGGACGGCCCGAGCGAGATCCAGGACAACGGCGACGGCACGCTCACGTACACCAATCCTTGGGACGGACACAGCGACACGTTCACCGTCTGACCGAGGGGATGTGTTGATCATGGCCAAACGCTACTACTGCCCGGCTCAGCAACTCGGCTGGGGCTGTGACCGAGGCAGCGGAACCGCCCCTCGGCCGAAGTGCCGTTACTGCGGTACGGAGCTGATCACAGAGACCGGGTCGCACTGCGTCTTCCACTGGCGCGCGGACAGTCGCTACCAGGCCAAGGACGCCGTGCGCGTGTACCAGTCCCCGAAGGCCGCACAGAAATACGCAGACGATCACGGCGATGACCTGGTCGTGCGCTGGATCGATGAAGGGGCATCCCGATGACACGATTCGCCAATCTCACCGCTCTGCGCGAGCACCTGCGCAACCCGGCCGAGCCGATGTTCATCGGTGGCCAGGATGATCGGGATGAGCGTACGGCCTTCCTCAAGGCACTGGCCGACAATCCGACCCTCGCCCTGAGCAAGGCCGGGCGGCTGATGTGCTACCGCTACGAGAAGACCTGGTACGTCTCCGCCCCGGGCGTGGCACGCACCGTTCCGACGGCCCTGTTCCACGTCACGACCAAGGCCAAGGCGCTGCTGTTCGCCGAGCTGCTCGAGCAAGGGCTCGACCTGCCGTGGGACGGCGACGACGTCGTCGAGGAGATGCGGGCGTATCCCGCTGCGCACGACGGACGCACGGCACCGGGCGCGATCCTGCGCCTGGTCGCGGGCAACCCGGTCCTGGACAAGGACGGGACCGTGGCGCAGTGGGTATCCGACGAGGACGTATCCGACGCACGGCGCGGACGTGTCAAGATCCGTGAGACGGCGGCCGGGTACACCGAGCGAATCAAGGTTTCCGAGATCGAGATCGGCGACAGAATCTCGTACGCGTACGCGGGGTACACCTTGCCGATCTCGCTGCGTGCTGCCGGGGTCTCGGCCACGCGGCAGTACTACCACTTGACGATCCGGGCCACCGTCCTGGACGACGGACAGAACATGACGCGGCACGGCAACAACTACGACGAGTTCAAGGACGGCATGCGCTTCAAGGTGCGGGACGCGTCCTGGTTCAACGACGACACCGACGCACAGGGCGTGCTCGCGGCCGGCCACGCGCCGACGGTCGAGTGGATGACCACGGTGCTGCGCAAGCCGAAGAAGGCTTCGAAATGACCGATCTCGCCGTACAGCTTCAACAAATCGCCGACGCCGACCACGCGCGCCAGCCGCTGTGCTCCGGCTGCGGACGCGGCGGCACGCCGTACGAGCACAACGGCGTGCGGTTCGACGGTCTGCACGCGCACCGAGGCGACCGCGTCTGCTCTCTGTGTCTGCGCGCCCGCGCCGACGACGAAGGCGTCGACATCCTGGTCACGGACGACCGCCCCGGCTACGGGTCGTACGTCTGCAACACCGCCCGCGACGGTGACAAGATTGCGGTGCAGCTCCCGCCGCATCTGCGCGGTATCGACGGACGCGATGCTCGGCGCAAAGGGAAGGGCGTCTGAGATATGAGCCACACCAAAACCACTGGCAAAGACCCGGTGCTCGTAGACATCACGGACTGCTGCTGTGGCAGGCTGCACGTGATGTCCCAGCTCGCCTGGGAGAAGTACCGCCGGGCCGTGGCGGGCAAGCCGTCCGCGATGCCGGTCGGCAACGGGTTCGGCTGCTGGCGAGTGCCACGCATCTTCATCGCCTGCCACGGGCTCGTGGCCGCCGAGATACCGGCACTGGCGGAGCGCTACGGCTGGGCCGAGGTCCGACCGTGACGCAGTGCCCGTGGACGATCAGAGCGTCCGTGGACATCACCGTGCAGTGCGGCCGGAACAAGCACGGCGGCGACCCGCACCACCGCGGCAAGCACACCAACCCGGCGGCCGCTAACGGGTACACGGTGATTTCGTGGCTGGCCGGCGACCGCCGGGAGTACACCGGCGAGTGGCCCGGGCCGTGTGACAAGACCCCGGGGTGCGTCCTGCACCTCGGTCATCGCGGAAGGTGCGCGACATGACCGAGATCATCGAGTTCCTGACGAAGCGGTACGACGAAAAGGAAGCCGCCGCGCGCGCTGCCGACAGAGCCGATCCCGCCCCCTGGACAGCCGAAGCCACCGATAAAGGCGACACCCGCGAACGCAGCGGCCACGGCTTCGGGGGTGTCATCGCGGCCGACGACGTCGCGCTGTGGGACACCGAAGGCAGTCGCACACTGTGCATGACAGCACCGACTTCGCGGCACGTCGCGATGCACGATCCGGCCCGGGTGCTCGCCGAAGTTGCGGCGAAGCGGAAGCGGCTCGCCCTGCACAAGCCCGGGCCAGTCGGAAAATACGGCGACCCGGTGCCGCGCTGCCTTGTGTGCCTGAGCGACCGGGCCGGGCGGCTGAGCGACGACTGGCAGGCGGACGTGTACCCGTGCGCGACGATCCTGCTGGACGCCGCCGTCTATGCCGACCACATCGACTACCAGCAGAAATGGAGCGTCGATGACTGAGATCGACGCACGCACCCGGCTGCGGATGGAGCGGCACAGGGCCGCGAGGGATGATTTCGCCTTCTGGATCTACCGGCTGGCGACCGCAGCCCTGGCCGAACAGGACGCCGAGATCGCCCGGCTCAAGGACGAGCTGGCGGACGCGCAGCACCGCCCGGTGCTGCACGCTACGGGGATGCAGTGCGAGAAGATCATCGCATCGGGCGAGGCCGACGGCGAGCTGCCGGGCACACTGCTGCGCTCGACCGACGACACACGCAGCTGGGAGCGCACGGCGGTAGGCTGGCAAATACGGTGAGGTCGACGGTCAAAGGCCCGGGCTGCTCTCAAGAGCGCCCGGGCCTTCGCCGTGTCGTGCGCCTCTGGTATCCGCCACCTCGTCCGCAGTACGCTACCCGCGTATACCACTTGTCGTCAGATATGGGGTTCGACCATGGGGTTCGGAAACGTTGTCAACGAGATCAAGCACATGCTCAGCGAGGTCACGGGCGAGGCGGCCCGTGCGGCGGAGGCGGCACTGACCGGTCTGGAGGCCGAGGCCGGCAAGGTGCAGGCCACCGTCAGCGATCTGCTGGCGCAGGCCAAGGCCGACGCCGAGGCGGCTGTGGCGGCTGCCGAGCCCGAGGTCAAGGCCGCCGTCAGCGAGCTGGTTACCAGGCTCGAGGCGGACATCCAGACCGCACTCGCCGCTCTGGCCGCGCACGGTCTCTGAGCTGCGATGCCTGTCTACGCACGCGGTATCGACTACGCGTGGCAGCACCCCAACATGCAAGCGATCAAGGACGCCGGGTACGACTACATCATCCGGTACTACTCACGTGATCCAAGCAAGAACCTGACCCGCGCCGAGGCCGATAGTGCAGCCAAGGTCGGCCTGTGGGTCGTCGGGAACTGGGAGCACACCGCGAACGACGCGCTCGGCGGCCACAGCGCAGGAGTCGCGAACGCACGCCTGGCCAGGTCGCTCGCCGATGCCTGCAGACAGCCGCTGACCCGGCCGATCTATGAGAGCGACGACTTCGACGTCACCCCCGAGCAGGAAGCCATCGTCACCGAGTACCTGCGTGGCTGGGACTCAGTCATCGGCGTCGCCGAGGTCGGCGAATACGCGGGCTTCTACCCGCTGCGCGCGCAGCGCGACGCGGGCGTGACATCGTGGGAGTGGCAGCCGCGGGCGTGGTCCGGCGGCCAGTGGGAGCCGCGGGTGAACATCCGCCAGGTCGGCACCGCGATCGTCGGCGGCGTCGAGGTGGACGTCAATGAGGCGTGGACAGCGGATTATGGGCAGTGGCGCCCGAATGTGGATCCTTTCGCGCCGATCCCGGCTCCAATTACGTCGAAGGAGATTGATATGGCACGACTGTTCGACGTCCAAGCGGACCCGGCGAACGCCGCGAACGCCCCCGGCATCTGGGCCGCGGTGGAGGGTGTGGGCTACTTCCACGTGACGGACACGACCGAGCTGCCCACGTATCGGGCCGGGGGCACGCCGGAGGGGCCGGTGAGCTACGCGCAGCACCTGACGATGCTGGCAGCGTCAGCGAAGATCACCCTGTCGGATGCACAGGTCGCGACGCTGGGCGCGGCGATTGCGGCCGGGCTGCCGACACACATCACCGGCACCCAGACCACAACGGTTTCCGAGACGCTGGACTAGCAGCTGCGCGGTCTCGGACTGTCCCCCGATTACATGATCTGAGAGGGCTTCGATGCCACACACACCTCGGCACGGCATGTACGGACGGCTGCCGGGCGACCCGACCCGGCCGCGGATGCGCCTGTCCCGCTCATTGACCGGGGTCGTGCCCGCGTATCCGACCGCCGTCGACTACCTCGACCGGCTGCGCAACTGGCAGATGCTGGGAAACGACCAGTACGGGGACTGCGTAGCCGTCACGTGGAGCAACCTGCGCCGGCTGACCACCGCCTGGCTGGCCACCGAGACGTACCCGTCGCTGTCGCAGGTGGAATCGCTGTACAAGACGCAGAACCCCGGGTTCCCGTCGCAGGACGACGGCATGGACATCCAGACGTGCTTGGAGTACCTGGCCAAGACGGGCGGCCCGGACGGTGTCAAGGCGCTCGGCTTCGCCGCGGTCGACCACACCAACCCGGCCGAGGTCAAGGCCGCCATCGCCCTGTTCGGTGCGGTGTGGGTCGGCTTCGACGTGCTCTCGGCCAACGAAACCGAGTTCGACAGCGGCCAGCCGTGGGACTACGTGTCCGGATCGCCCGACGTCGGCGGCCACTCGGTGCTGGTCGGCGGGTACGGCGCGAGTGGGACAGGGCAGCTCGGAGGTGACGAGCGGTTCATCACCTGGGCGCAGGAGACCAGTTTCACGGACAGGTTCTGGTCCAAGCAGGTCTCAGAGTGCTGGGCTGTCATCTGGCCCGAGCACCTGGGGTCGGCGGATTTCCTGGCCGGAGTCGACCTGCAGCAGCTCGCCACCGACTACACAGAGATCACCGGCCAGCCGTTCCCGGCACCGGTGCCGCCGGCCCCGGGGCCTCCCCCGCCCCCGCCCGCTCCGGGGCCGGCGCCCGGCCCCACGCCTCCGCCGGTGCCGCCGCAGCCTCCGGTCCCGGCACCCCCGGGTGCCATCGCGTGGCTGATCCAGCTCCTGGAGCACCTGATCAAGATTCTGAATCAGTGGGCCGGCCAGTGACGATCCCGGTCTTCGCCCCCGGGGACGTCTGGGCGGTGGACGCACCCGGATTCGGACGTATCCCGATCATCCTCGGGTCGTGGTTGACCGGGCACCCTGCACCCACCGATCACGTCGTCACCGTCCACCACCAGGACAAGAATGGCGTGTGGTGGGGCATCGAGGGGCGTCCGTCCGGCGTCGGCTGGGTCGACATGTCCAGCTACTTCGCCACCAGGGCGCAGTTGCGCGCAGCGCGCGGCAACGTCCGCCAGCCACGCACGGACGCGCAGCGAGCAGCCGTCTGCAAGCTGATGGAGGGCCTGCTCGGCACGAGCTACGACTGGGTCGGTGGGATCGTCGCCGACTTCGACACCGCGCTGCACGCCGGGGAACTGGCCAAGTTGATCGATCACTGGTGGGGGTGGGACAACGGCGCCGCACAGCCCGCCCACGTGGTCTGTTCCAGTGCGGCGGCGTGGGCATATCGGAACCTGGGGCTCGTATCCCCGCCGGTGGGGAACGCCGAGCTGGTCACGCCCGCCGACTGGTGGCGGTTCAACGGACAATGGCAGTAGAGAGGGATCGAACACCATGAGCGGGCAGTACACCGACGAGCAGCTCGAGGCGGACCACCTCGCGACCGGGCACACCGCACCGCGGATCACCCCCGAGCACGTGGACGAGATGATCGCCCACGTGCGTTTCTGGCAGCCCGAGGGCACCACGATGACCGTCTGCCTGTTGGAGCTGGTGAACGGGTTCCAGACCATCGGGTACTCCGCCGCGGCCAGCTCGGACAACTTCGACGTGGAGATCGGCCGCAACCTTGCCCGCGAGCACGCCCGCAGTCAGATCTGGGTCCTCGAGGGCTACCTGCTGCGCCAGCAGCTGCACGACCAGGAAACTCAGCAGAAGGTGTAACCGGTGACGACGCTGAACGGCGAGATCGCGCGCAGTGAGCCCGGCAAGCTGAACGAGCAGCTGGCCGGGAAGGTCTGGCTCACGCAGAAACGGGGCGAGTGGCCTGTCACGCTGTGGACGAACGCCAGTGGCGTCCTTCACTGGCTGGCCGACAACCCCGACGGATCTGCGTGGGAGTACGAGATCACGCCGACCCGCCGGGTGCAGGCCGTTCGGCCGGAGCCCTATCTGCAGGAGGCAGTCAATGACGGATGACGCGCGCATCGCCGAGTTCGGTGCGTTCACGCCCGAGGGGCGGCTCACGCCCGGCTACGGCGACCACTACCTGTTCTTCGTCGGGCGCGACGACGTGCACGGCATCCTACTCAAGATGCTCACCGCCGAGACCCTCGGGCTCAAGCTGAACATGTTCGGGTACGACGACGACGCGCTCAACGACGCGATCCTCACGCTGCTGCAGAACCCGAACGTGCGCGTGCAGGGCACCCTGGACAAGTCGCAGTCCGGTGGCGTGCACGAGCGCGCGATCCTCGAGCACGACGCGGCCAACGATCCTGCGTTCTTCAACTCGTTCGTGGTCGGCCAGTCGGCGACACACCAGATCAGCCATACCAAGGGCGGTGTCCTGCTCGGACAGGGACTCGGCTTCGAGGGATCCACCAACTGGTCGGCATCGGGTGAAGGCACCGGAATCAAGCTCGACCCGTCACAGAAGCCGGCTCCCGGCTTCAAGGCGCAGAACAACACGCTGTTGGTGTCGGCCAACCCGGTGTTCCTGTCCCGGTTCGGCGCCCGGCTGGACACCGAACACATCGCGGCGGTGCAACAGCAGCACCTGAACATGCTAAACAAGGTGCTGTCCGATCGGGCACACTGATGTTCCCTGAGCTGCACAGCGAGCTGAGCACCGATATCCCGCCCTACGACGTGCTCAGCCGGGCCCGGATGGCGGTCCGGCTGGTCGAGCGGATCATGACGCAGCACGGAGACATCAGGTGCTGCCGGTGCTGGTTCTGCCTCGCGGCGCGCGACCTTGGCTGCCAGGTGCGCCCGGAGTTCGTCGGAGCCGAGCCGTTCGCACCACTCAGCACGCCCGTGGCACGCTGAGTCCGTGACAAGCCTGCTGAAAGAGTGGGCACGGCGGATGGACCCCGAGGTGGTCGTCGAATCCGCCTCGACCCGCTGGCGGCGCATCGCCCGCCCGGAGCAGCTGCTGCCCGAAGGCGACTGGCGGGTCATCTATTTTCAGGGCGGCCGGGGAAGCGGCAAGACGAGGTCGGGGTCCGCAGCCCTGGCAGAGCTGATCGAATCCGACCTTGAACTGGACCCGCCCGGGGAGTACGGCATCATCGCTCCCACGTACCGGGACGCCTGGACGGTGTGCGTCGAAGGCGAGGCGGGGATCCTGCGGGCGCTGGGCACCACGGCCGGTGAGGTCAAGCACGGGCTCTCGCGCACGGTCGACTACGCATACCGCAGCTACGGGGAGATCGGCCTGCGCAGCGGGCACGTGATCTACGTCGACTCGGCCGACGACGGCGCACTGCGCGTGCAGGGCAAGAACCTGCGCGCGGCGTGGGGTGACGAGATCGGCCTGTGGAAACGCTGGCAGATCGCATGGGAGGAGTCGGTCCGGTTCGCCGTCCGCAAGGGCTCGTCGAAGATCATCGTCACGGGCACGCCGAAGGCGTCCCGCCCGGCACGCAAGCTGGTGCGACGGCTGATCCGCGCCGGACGCGGCGATGACGAGTTCGGCGACGGTCCGGTGATCGTGCGTCGGTTGCGCACGATCGACAACATCCTCAACCTGTCCGAATCGTTCTTCCGATCGGTGGTCGGCGCGGCCAAAGGCACTCGGCTCGAACGCCAGGAGCTCGAGGGCGAGCTGCTCGACGACGTCGCCAATGCGTTGTGGACGCGCGAGATGCTCGAAGCCGCGCAGTGCCCCGGCGTCGGCGAGGAGGGCGGTCCCGAGTACCTGACATCGATCAAGATAGGCGTCGACCCGTCCGACGGCACCGAGGAGTCCGACGAACAGGCGTACACCATCGCCGGCCTCGGGCCGATGCGTGATCAGGTCTACGTCATCGAGTCGTGGGGAGGGCAAGAGGCTCCGGCCCCGTTCGCCCGCCGGTTCCTGATCCGGGCGGCCGAGCTGGGCGCGACCGTCATCGTGGAGAAGAACCACGGCGGCAAGTGGATGATGCAGCTGATCGAGCAGATACAGCGCGCACTGCTCGAGGAGGGGGTCATCAAGAACCGGGTACCGGTGGAAGAGATCCACGCGAGCGAATCCAAACGCACTCGAGCCGAGCCGATATCCGGCCTGTACGAACGCGGCATCGTCAAGCACTGCCAGAAGGTGGCCCGGTTCCAGCTGGCGGATCCAGACACCGGCAAGCTGCAGTGGCGCGAAGAGGCGGAGCGGTTCACCGAACTCGAGGACCAGCAGGCGACATTCATCGGGGCAGCCGGCGAGCGCTCCCCCGACCGGCTCGACTCCCTGGTGTGGGCGTGCAGCCCGTTCCTGTCTCTGAGCTTCGGCCCAGTGACGCGCGCCCGGGTGGCCCAGTGGGTCCGCAGCGGAGGACAACTGGCGGACAGCGTGCCACTGGATCGCGACCGCGGCGGCGACCCGATCGCCGCGCCGGACCCGCAGGATGAACGTGTCGCGGTGCCGAGGGCGTTGCGGCGCCAGCAGCTCCAGGGTGCGGCCGCGGCTGGTGGCTTCGGCGAGCTGGACGCGTGGGGTCCGCAGGATCCCGACGATGCACCTGAAAACGGCCGGCGCGGCAATGTGCACTCGTGGTCCGGATCGTCGCCGTTCTAGCCGGTCGGCGTTACCCTGCAGACAGACGTTCTGATCAACGACGGGTTGGAGCTGCAATGCCGTGGTGCGGGTTCGTCGGGATGCTTGGGCTTCCTGTGCTGGAGAAGAAGACGCCGCCGAGGGTCAACTGCGGGCGAAAGCGCGGAGTGACCAAGAGCGTGAAGTCTCGCCGGAAGCGGTGAGCCGACCAGCAATACTCTGCTGACAAGCGATCACCTCGAGGAGAGCCGTGGCCAAGGCGCAGGGCAGTGAGGCGTCCGACATGGGGAAGGTCTACGCCTTCCCGGACATCAAGCCCGCATCCAAGCGTGAGCTGCTCGGCAAAGAGCTGGGGACTCAGTTCGACCTCGGCCAGCGGCTGTTCGCCTGGTACGGCGAGGGCGACGTCTTCGACTACGGCGAGTACACCGCGCGGGACATGAAAGCGATGTTCCGCCGGGACGGCATCTGCTCGGCCGTCGAATCGGTGCTCACCCTGCCGATCCGCGAAGCCGACTTCTCGATCGAGCCCGCCAGGGGCGATCAGGGCGAGGCCGAGTTCGCGCGCGGCGTGCTGCTGACTCCGGACACCGACGGCGGCATGATGACCCCCGCGCACGAGCTGGTCGGGCAGGTCACCAGCGCGCAGATATACCGCCGGGCGTTCTTCGAGAAGGTGTGGAAGGTCCGCGAGTCGGACGGAAAGATCGTGTACGACAAGATCGCGTTTCGCCCGCCCGCCACCTGCCAGGCACGGTACAACTCGCGCACCGCTGTCCCGAACGGCTTCCGCCAGCAGGTCTGGCTGTTCGGCGGCAACCTGATGCTCACCAAGGAACAGAAGGTCCCCGGCTACGTCGACATCCCGAAGGTCCGTTCCTTCATCCACACACACGGTAAGCACCGCGAGCCGCTGATCGGCGTGTCGGAGATGGACGTCAGCTACTGGGTGTATCAGACCAAGATGAAGCTGCTGTTCCTCTGGTACTACTTCCTGGAGAACCAGGCGATGCAGCGCATCGTCGCGTACGGCCCCGGCCAGCCCGAGGCCAACGCAGCCGCCGATGACATCTCCCAGCTCAAGGGTGCGGGCGTGGTCGGGCTCATCCACGCGCCCGACGGTAAGAAGGCGTTCGAGGTCATATCCCAGCCACCCGACGCCGGCAAGTTCTTCACCGAAGCCATGATGTTCCTGGAGGGCTGGCAGACGCAGAGCGTGCTGGCCGGATTCATGGGACTGGTCGGTGGCGCGACGGCCGGCAAAGGTGCGTACTCGCTCTCTCAGGATCAGAGCGCGTTCTACCTCAAGTCTCGCCAGGCCGTCGCGAAGGAGATCGCTGAATCGATCTCCTTCGACGTCATGCGCCCGCTGGTGCTGCTCAACTACGGCCCTGGCGCTGCCTTCCCCAACTGGAAGTTCGGCCCGCTGCAGGATGAACAGCTGCAAGCGCTGATCACCTTGTTCGGCACACTGGCGGCCGCGCCCGTGCTGCACATCCCCATGCCGGTGTTCGACCTGATCACCGAGCGGATGTCGACGATCCTGCAGCTGGACATCGACCAGGTGCACACCGCGCTGGTGTCCACTGCGCAGCAGCGCGCCGAGCAGCTGGCGTCCCAACCGCCTCCGGGCATGCCGCCCGCGGCCGCGGCGGGGCTCGGGCAGGTGCAGGGTCTAGTCGGCGCGGCGCAGAATCTGACCCGCCAGGCTGCACAGAAACAGGGCGGTGTGCCCGAAGGACTGCGCGGTGTGCCGTCCGGTGCGCCCGCGCCACCCCCGGCGCCGTCTCGCCTCGGTGCGGGCGGGCAGAATCCGCCAGGGCCGGCATGACCACCCCGACGCAGCAGCCCGCCGCACAGCCGCCGCAGCAGACGGGTCCGAGCGATGCGGATCTGGCCGCCGCTGCTGCGGCGGCACTCGCGGCCGCGATCACCGTCCCGGCCGTCACCGCACTTCTCGCGGGGCTGTACGCCAAAGCGGGTTTCGAGCGGCCGGCGCTGCAGTCGGCGCTACAGATCATCATGGCGATGCCTCCCGAGGCGACCGGGATCGCTGGGCCGGCCACCGCGCAGGTCGCCTACCTCAACCAGGTCCGTCGCGGGCAGATGGTCGTGTCGATCGGCCGAAGGCTGACAGGTGACATACGCAGCGCACGGTCGGAGGGCCGCAGCGTGGTCACCGCACTGCTGAACGGCGTGACGCGCGAACGCCGCTACTTCGGGATGCACCGGGACGCGATCTGGTCCCGCGCGCAGGCGGCCATGGCCGTCGACATGGCGGCTCTGCAGTACGGTCTGCTGCTCGGCTGGCATACCCACCGGGATGACCGGACCACGCCGGAGTGCCTGGCGGCTGACGGGAAAAACTTCCGCGCCGACTCGATGCCGTTGATCGGCTTCCCGGGCGCGACGCACTCCAAGTGCCGCTGCAAGCCGGTCGCGCCATACCCCGGCGCGCCGCTGTTGCCGTCGGCGGGCAACACCCCGGCGCGCACTGTCCGGTTGCAGCGTCGGATGGCGCGCAGGATGTCGTAAGGAGGCGGGCATGGAAGATCAGATGCGCCAGTACGCACCCTACCCGGCAGAGCTGGCAGATCTCGTGGCAGGGCTGAAGTACAAGTCCGAGGACGGGTGGACGTCCGGATTGGTCGACGTCGAACGCGACCACGCCGGGGTGCACACCGGCCCGGCCGGAGGGCTGACGCTGGTCATCGTCCGGGTGGGGCCGGACACCTACGACCACGGGCGCATCCTGCGGGTCGGGCACTACTTCCCGGTCCCGGCCGCCACGTACGATCGCCGATCCTGGCAACGCTGGCTGTTCGAGCGCGTCCGGGACGTGGAGACCCACGAGGCCATGGAGCACTTCGTCATCGACGGCAAGCGGCCTTACGCGCCCAGCCACGGCCCGGGCAACGACCCGTACATGGTCCGCGAGACGGGCACCGACATGGATCGCAGGACCGCGTACACCGGAGAGGTGAACCCGGCATGACGTTCGCGCGCAAGACCGAGGTGCCGCTGGTCGCGCTCAAGCAGCGCACGGCCAGCGGCATGCGTGCTCTGGCAGGCAAGATCGATGAGGAGCTGCCCGGGATGGTCGCGCCGCAGCACCTGCGCGACGCGGCCCGTGCGCTGGAATCCGGCAACCATGTCGGTGCAAAACGCCATTTGCAGGCTGCAATGCACACCATGACACCGCTGTCCCTCACCCGGCACGGCGTGCTGGACGATCACGGCCACTCCCTGGCCAAGGTCAACATGGACCTGATCAATCGGCACCACATGCTGGTCAGTGACCTGGAGGACGGCGAGAACCACAACCAGGGCGTCCGCGCCACTCCGGCAACCTTCACCCAGCCGAGCACCCTGCCGCTCGGCGGTTCGATGAACTCGCAGCAGGTCCGCGGTGCTGCGAGTGACGGCGGGCCCGGCGCACCCAAGACGGTGCGGACCGCGATGGTGCCTGCTCCGCGGCAGAATACCGGCACTGACCGGGCGGTGGCCGGCGGCCCGAAGGCTCCGAGCCGGAAGGAGAACCAGCTTCCCGCACGTCCGACGCCGCAGGCGGTGTTGTCCTGGGCAGATCTCTACGATCTCATCGAACTATCCACGCAGACGGGCCGACTGGCAGCCACACCCGCCCCTCGCGGTCGCCCGGGCGGACCGGGGCTGTACGACGTCAAGGGCATGGGCCACACCGCCTATCTCCAGCAGATCGTGAAGGCGCTGATCCGTAAGCGGGGAATGCCGCCGGACAAGGCATACGCGATTGCCCGGGGAGCGATTCGCCGCTGGGCGTCTGGCGGTGGCAAGGTGCATCCCGAAGTCCGGGCGGCTGCAACGGCTGCGGAGAGTGGAGAGCTCGCCCGCCAGAGGCAGGCAAAATCCGACCATGAACACACCGCTGACTCGTGGGCAGGTGTGTTCGACCTGGTCGGCACTGCGGCGGGTGCTGCTCTCGACCCCCGGACGGTCACAGGCCAGTTCGGGGCCGGAGGCCAGCAACCACCGCCCGCTGCGGCGCCCGCGGCATCTCCGGCTGAGAAGAAACGTCAACTGCTGGCCCAGGCGGCTGCGGACCGGCAGAAGGCAAGAGACCTGGCCAAGCAGCTGGCCGTGTTAGTGGCCGCAAGCAAGGCGACGACCAAGACGACTGCGCAAGCCACCAAGGCGGGGGCAACAGGGAAGACAGCCAGCTCAACCCCGGCAAAGAAGGCTGCCACGGCTCCGGCAGCACAGACTGCCGGAGCAGCCAGGAAACCGACGAAGAAGCAACAGGTTGCTGCACTCAAAACGCAGATAGCCGCACTGCTCGCCAAAGCTGCACAAGAGACGGCACAGGCGGCGAAGCTGTGACACGGCCGACTGAGACAGGAATCAGCAGCCAGGCGGCCGATCTGCTACCCGGTCCGGACGATCGAACTGCAGTGGCCATGTTCACAGCACACCGGATCGACGACATGCTCACAGCCCTGGCGCACGCCGATGAGCGGATGCAGGCCATGCGCACGTCCGACGGCGAACTACGGCACTACCACAGCCTGCACTTCGACGAGCACATCGCGAACGTCATGCAGGACGCAGGCCAGCTCAAGGACAACATGCTGGAGCACTACCCCGCCGAAGCCGCCGAGTGGCGGGCGCTGGTGCAGGTGATGGATCTGGTGTCGGGGTACAGCCTTAATCCGCGATCCGGCATGATCTCCCTTGACCTGCCGCCCGGTGCGCTGGCTCCGGTATCGGGTGGCGTGGACGACCACCACATCACGGTGGTCTACCTCGGGCCCGACGTGGATGACGAGGCGTTCGCGGAGGCGTGCCGCCGGGCACAGGAAGCGGCATCGGCGATGCCGGGGCCATTGACGGGCACAGTCGGCGGAATCGGCTCGTTCAAGCCGTCGGACGGCAGCGATGGGAAGACACCCGCATGGGCCGGTGTCGTGCTGCCCGGTGCCGACCGGATCCAGGACGCACTGAAAGATCTATCGGCCAGCCAGCACAAGGACTGGAAGCCACACGTCACCGTGGCGTACGTGGGTCCTGGCGAGTCACTTCCCGACCCGGTCCCGCAGACTCCCGTGACGTTCACACACCTGTCGGTGCACCGCGGCCGGGATGAAGTGGTCCGCTACCCGCTCGGCGGCGGCCCGGTGGACATGGCGAAGTCGGTGAGCTCGACAGCCAAGGCCGCATCGTTCGCGCACCTCCTGCAGTCGATCGCGTATGACGCATCACACACCCAGCGGCACTCGAAGGCGATGCTCGCCGACACAGACGAGACGTGCTGGCAATTCGACGCAGACCACGCCGAGAAGCACATGCACGGCACCGCCGGGCACGTCCACAAACTCGCCGAGCTGATCCACGACAACTACCCCGCCGAAGAGAAGTGGCTGGGGAAACTGACGGCGAAGGAAGATCTGTCCACCGTCTCCGACGGGGCGCTGGAGCTCGGCATTGCAGGACAGCTCGGACACGCCGGCACCTCGATCGGCGGACAGGTGCTGCTCGCCGGCTGGGAGCAGCAGACTCGCGACGCGCAGGGGCGGTGGGTGAAAGGTCTGCGTTTCTCGGTCAAGCCCTACGGCGTGGTCGAGGACAGGTTCGCAGGCGGGAATGAGAAGGGCGAGATTTGGAACAAGGTCCCGACAGCGCACCGGATTACGGCGCACCACGGCAAGACCGAGGTCGGGCACCTGGACTGGAACGTCCACCACGGCGGCGTCGACATGGTGCACACCGAGGAGAAATTCCGCGGCCGCGGCGTGGCCATGAACCTGTTCGACCGGGCTCGGGAGTACGCCGCTGAAAACGGCCTGATACTGCCGAACACCGAGCACGCGATTCCGATCTCGCCCTCGGGGCTCGGCTTCCACGAGGCACTGTCACAGCGCAACCGTCCCGGCTCCGAGGTGACCGGTCAGGTGCCTCTGATCCCCCGAAAGGGCGCCAACCGAACCACCGCGCTGTCACTCGAGCTGGGCAGCTGGCACGATGCCTGGGTCCACGAGATGCGCGGCGCGCACGGCGAGTGGATCCGCGGCGCGGAAGGACAGGGCCCTGCCCCGAGCGACCGCACCCCCTACCGGGTTCCGCCGCACAGCCGACTGGTCAACCTGCGCTCGCCGTACCCCGACCCGGCCGACCATCCGTTCTTCAAGGCACACCCGATGAGCAGCGCCAACATCGTGCACGCCTACTCGGTGGCCACTGAGCAGCAGAAGGCGCAGGGCATGCGCTGGTATGCCGACGCCGGTCTGCTCGGCGCCGCAATCGCGCACGGCGATCACCATCTCGGGGCCGGGCTGCTCTCGGCCTACTCACCGCAGACGTCGTGGCCGATCAACATGTTCAACGCCGCGCGCTCGGTCGAGATGGGACGTCCGATCGGCCCGCACGAGGGCACGACCGTGATGACCAGTCACGCCAACGCCGCACGCAAGATCATGGATGGCGCCAGCTTTGATGAGGCACTGCCCGGCCCGAAGACCAACGCATTCGCCCGGCTGATCGAGACCGAGGGGAAAGACAAGCCGGATGATCCGTTCGGGGAGGTTGTGGTCGACAGACATGCTGTGTCCGTGGCGGCCGGAGAACGGCTCAGTGACAAGGAACCGGTTCCGATCGGTGATGACAGGTACTACCAGGTGGTCGCCGACGAATATCGCAAGGCAGCGATCGATGCCAGCCGGCGGGAGGGCTACACGATCTCGCCCAGCCAGATGCAGGCGATCACTTGGCTGGTGCAGCAGTCGGCGAATGAGGCACAGGACGCTCATACGCCGTCAAAGGGTTCAGCGGCGTCGATGGCGAAAGGCCGGGTCACGCGAACTGCCAACGCCTGGAAGAACTGGCTCGCTTACGCCCGGCTGCAGAACGTCGCTACCGCATCCGGCACTACAGCCCTTGCGACAGAGCTAGAGCTGCACAACGCCTGGATGACCGAGCTGCGGGATGAGCGCGGTCGATTCGCGACGTCGGGCGGTGTGATGTCCGAGCACGTCAACCCGGAAGGGTTCTCGCTGCACCAGCGCACGGGACAACCGCCGCGCGGCGGATTCATGGTCTCCCTGCCGGGACACACGCACCAATACCCGGACTCGATCATGAAAGACAAGCACAAGCTCGCCGAGGCGCTCGACAAGATGCTGATGGACGAACGTGAGACCTTCAGCAAACCTGATGTCTACTTGGGTGGGTGGGTCAGCGACGGTATGCTGTGGTTGGACCCGTCGGAGAACGTCGCCGACCGTGATGAGGCGGTCAAGACGGGGCAGAGCCGGGATCAGGTCGCAATCTGGGACGTCGTAGGGGGTCGGGAAATTGACACCGGAGGAACAGGCGGGGCCACCACCGAGCACGCCACCCCGGGCATTTCTGGCAGTCCCCCCGGGCTACGCGGACTTACCCGAAGCCGAGCGCAAGGCCGAAGCCCTGAAGCTGGCGCAGGCATTGCAGGACAGGCAATTAGGGTCGATCTCGGGCGATAACACAGGCTCAAGCAGCGCAGATTAACCCCCGATACGCCGCAGAGATACGTTTCCGTTCGGCAAGCGCTATCATGCCCACAGAAACGATCTCTGCGCAGGTGCGCACGGGAGGTTGGGCCACATGGCGACGTACGCCGGAACGCGGCCGGGTTCAGGCGACAACTTCAAGAAGTTGTCGGGAACCCTGGCAGCCCGCGGAGCGCACAATCCCGATGCCCTGGCGGCCTGGATCGGCCGGGGCAAGTACGGGCGCAAGGGCATGTCGAAACTGTCCGCCAAGGGCGGCCACCACGCACACAGCAACCCTCTCGGGCTCGCCTCGGAAGAAGGCGGCGAGCACAGCCACGTCGTGACGCACAGCCACGAGTTCGCATCGCTCGCGCACACGCACGAGGACGCCGGGGCCGGATACGAGCCCGGCGGGAGTATGCGCGAGGGCCAGGGTTCGTCCGGCGGTGTGGGTGACTTCGAGAGCGGCTCGTCCAAGCTGCGCACGCCGCAGGAGGGTGACCAGCGCTCGACCGGCTTCCGCAGTCAGCGTCTCGGCGTCGGCGCGCGCGCCGGGAACTACGGATCCATGTCCAACACCGGCGGCCGGGCTGTGTCCCTGGCGCAGCGGCTGCCCGTGACCAGCCCGTGGGACGTGGTGATCAGCCGGGGCATCGACGGCAGCGCGCAGGTGAGGCACCGCCGCGGCGGTACGGGTATCGGATCGATCCGGCGTATAGACGGCGGCGGATGGACTGCCACCCCCGACGGCGGCAGTCCGTTGCCGGGCCACCCGCACCAGAGGGCCGCGCTCATGGAGCTGCTCGGCACCTGGAACCGCAGTGCGACCACACCCGACCGGGCCGGGGTGCCATACGCCCAGCCGGCTCAGCAGACTCCCTTGATGGAGAAGTTCGGTGTTCCGGCGATCCGCGCGCTGGCCACTCCGACGGTGTCGGCCGGAGACGGTCCGCGGACCACCATGGCTGACGCCAGCTCCGGGTCCGACGACACGGACGGCCTGACGCCGAAGGGCAAGGCGATCTACGCCAAGCTGCGGAGCCGCGGCTTCCCGGCCGAGCGGGCACTCGCGTTCGCCAAGCGCGCGCAGAACATGGGTCCGAAGGCCGCAGCGTGACCACCGCCGTCCTCACCCCATTCACCGGCACACGGGCTGTGGAACTGGGCAACCGGGTGTGGCGCAAACGTGTCCTGCCCGTCGGCGATGTCGAGTACAAGGGCCGGATGCTGCACTTCACCCGCGAGTACCTGGCCGGGCTGGCGCAGGCGTTTCACGAGCGTGCCTATGATCAGGTGCCGTTCCAGCTGGCCGGGGATGACAACCGGCACACTAACGACGTCGAGCGGTTCGGCGGCCAGATCACCTCTTTCGACCTGGAGAAGGACGGGCTGTATCTCAAGCTCGAGGCCACCGAGCGCGGTGAGAAGGTCTTGAAGGACAATCCGAATCTCGGAGTGTCCGCCAGGATCGTGGAGGACTACGCGCGCAGCGACGGCAAGTTTTTCACCGCAGCCGTACAGCACGTGCTCGGCACGCTCGATCCGCGCATCCCCGCACTTGGCGGATGGCAGGCAGTCGAAGCGTCCAACGACGCCGACACAGTCTTGGATCTTTCAACATCGGTATTCGCGGGCGAGGAGAAGCCAGTGCCTGAATTCACCACCGAGGAGCGCGGGCGGCTCGCGAAGCTGCTGCAGATCCCCGAGGACAAGATCGATGCCTTGACGAAGCTGGCCGGCACGGACCTCGATCTGCTGGCCGGCGAGGGCCAGGGTGTGGGCAGCGCGGAGCTGAGTGACGAAGAGCTGGCGCAGCTGATCGCCGACATGCCCGAGGAAGAGCTGGCCGCACTGCAGGCCGAGTTCGAGAACGAGGTCGCGGCCGCGGCGCCCGGGCTGTCCAATCAGACCGCGATGGCGATCGAGATGGCGAACGTGCGCGCCGACGAGAACGAGCGGCAGCTCTCGGTCATCACCGCTGAGCTGGACGCCCAGCGTTTCGCCGCGGAGAAGGCCCGGTTCGTGCGCGACTCCGGCGTACCGCCGTTCATCATGGACCTGGCGCAGCCGCTGCTGGAGGGGACCGGGCACACCGTCGACCTGTCGAATGGCAAGGCGGTCGACGCCGGGCAGATCGTGCGCAAGATCCTCACCGAGTACGCCAAGGCCGCCCGGATGATGGACCTGTCGATCGAGATGGGTTCGCCGATGGACGAGCCCGACCAGCAGGGCGCCGCCGCGGAAGCGCGCGACGACATCGTGGGCCGGGCCCGTGAACAGATGTTCGGGATGCGGTAGTCCGATGCCACGATACGTCGTGACCACGACGACCACAGTCGCCGGCAGCGGGTACAACCAGCCGCCGCGCACGGTGGTCACGCGCCAGGTGGTCGAGCTGAACGCAGCCGAGGTCACAGCGGTCGGAGCTGGCAACCTGCGCGCGGTGTCCGCGTCGAACACGCACGAGACGTCCGGCGAGGCGTTCGCCGTGAGCAACGGATTCTGAGGAGGCAGGGCTGATGTCTGCGGTTCTCCCGCACTACAAGCAAGGGCCGATCAACAAGCAGGTGTCCGCGCTGGTCATCGGCGGAATGATCGTGGCTCCGACGACCGCCGGCACGAACCCGAGCGCCGATCTTTCCGTGGCCCCGTGTTCGGCCGCCAACACCCGGTACTACCTGGGCGTGGCCGGCAAGGACGCCAACGTCATCGCGGTGCAGACCGGCGCGGCCAACACGTACGGCCAGCCCGCGATCGACATCAGCGTGCTGGACGACTACACCGCCGTCTACTACGGCGGTGTGGACATCTGGGTCTGGTATCAGGGCGCGGTGGCGGAGGGTGATCTTCTGATCATCAGCGCCACCACGGCCGGAACGGTGATCACCAACGGCGCCGGCACCGACCCGACGAAGATCGTGGGCAAGTGCACACACCCCGGCGGAGTCAGCGCCGGCATGCTCGTCGCCAACACGCTCATCGGCGGCAGCACATACTTCCTGGGCCGAGCCAGGATCTTCTGAGAGGGATGGCCGATGCCGACAGGTGCACGCGGTTATTCGGATTCACCCCGGATAACCGTCAATGAGCTGCTGAAGGACCCGCTGGTCATCCCGGCGTTGATCCTGGACATCACGCAGAACGAGTTCATCGTGGACTCGGTGCTGCGTAACGGCGGAGCGGCGCCGTCCGGCGCGGTCAGGTACTCCGAGTCGACGCCGCTGTACGCGGACGACTACCCCGAGGTGCGAGCCGAGTTCGGCGAGGTCCCGGTCGTGCCGACCTCGATCGGCATCCCGCGCGTGGTGTTCACCCACGAGCGCGCGATGGCGATCATGGTCTCGGACGAGATGCGCCGACGCCAGACCATCGACCCGGTGACCCGCCAGCTGCTGCAGGTCAAGAACACGATGGTCTACAGCTGGAACACGGCGTTCTACTCCGCCGTGGTGGCCAACGCCTCGATCCAGACCCTCGCGGTGTCCAATGCCTGGGCCAGCGCTTCGGCGACGATCCGCGCGGACATCGCGCAGGCGTGCTACCTGGTGGAGAACGCCAACATCGTCTCTCCGTCCGGCGTGACGCAGTGGCTGGGCTTCGAAGCCGACACGCTGATCATCAACCACGGCACCAAGAACTCGCTGCTGCAGAGCTCGACGTTCGCCGCGCCGTACATCGGCGACATCGCGTCGGAGAACCTGCTGTACACCGGCGTGTTGCCACAGAAGATCTTCAACCTGGACGTGCTGGTCTCTCGGCAGGTCCCGGCCGGCAACGCGATCGTCATGCAGCGGCACCGGGCCGGCTTCTACGCCGATGAGCTGCCGTTCCTCGCGGGTCCGCTCTACCGGGACGAGCCGCGCAAGACCTGGCGCACGGACACCCAACGGGCCAGCGCCATCGGCCTGGACCAGCCTCTGGCCATCACGCTGCTGTCAGGAGTGTGAGATGCCCCGCTACCAGGCGCTGATGAACCTCTCCCTGCCACGCAAGGGAGACGTCGAGAAGCAGACCGACCTGATCCCGCCTGGCGACACGTTCGAAGCGGACGAAGCCCGGGTGCAGAACCTGCTGAATCCGAGGTACGGACCGCCGCGGATCCGCAGGATCGAAGAGCAGGGCCAGGATATGCCGCTGATCCTGCCGCGGCACGTCTCCAACCCGCAGTTCGGGCCACCGGCGGGCACCCGGCCCGATCCCAAGGGGTCCAGCGCCATTCAGGTTCTGTCGAAGATCCCGGAGCTCACCGAGCCGATGCCGGACAGCGAGCAGCAGCCGGCGGAAGAGGCGGTTGACCTGCCGCCGCGGCGTGTCCGCGCAGCAGCTCGAACCGCGGCAGGGTAAGCCATGGCGTCATCGGGGATTCCAAGCGAGCCGGTGGCCGCCGTCGTGACGTGTCCGCGGTGTGGGAAGCCCGTGCGACGCAACATGATCAATGTCAACGGCACGCTGTCCCGGTGCGCCGGCTGTGAGTGGCAGTTCATCCCCGGCCTGGTCACGGTCGGGGCAGCTCCCGGCGTCCCGACCAGCGGCACAGCGACCACGAACCTGGTGACCAACACCAAGGGCTCGATCGTCATCGTCACCCTGAGCGGGTTCACGCTGACCTTCGTGTACGTCAACGGCATCCAGGTCGGCACGACCAACGCGGCCTATGCGGTACCGGCCGGCGGCACGATCTCGGTCACGTACTCTGTGGCCGGTACCTGGACATGGGTGTTGCCGGCCAGCAACGGCGCGGTGACGGCCGGCGCAGTGGCGCTCCCGATCGCCGCAGGCGGCGCAGCGTTCTCAGCCGGCGAGCAGATCTACTACAGCGATGCAGCGGCGTCGGAGATCGTGGTCGTCGGCCCGGGTTCGATCGCGACGTCGATCGTGATCGCAGCTCCTGGATTCGCGAACGCCCACGGCAGTGCGAAGACCTTCGGCGACCTGGTGCTCGCACCCGCCTACTCCGGCGTAGGGGTCGGCGAGGCTGTCCCGTCGGCACCGGGGTGGGGGTTCTGATGGCGATCAACCGCTACCGCCTGAACTCGAAGGTCACCCTCGCAGCTGGGACGTACGCACCCGACGTGGAGACGGGCGCGGCGTCAACCACTCCGCTCGGCGTCGGGTCGCCCGCCAACTTCGGCACCGGCAGCTACGGCCAGGGAGTGGGCAAGTGGGGCAGCGGAGCCGGCGCGGCCGGAGGCTCGACCACCTGGCTGGCCGGAATGGAGCTGCTGCTCGACCCGGCGGGGTCGCTCTACACCGCGATCGGCGGCAGCAACCTGACGCAGATCACCTCGGCCGACAACATCGGCCACTCCGGCTTGAGCAACTGAGGGGAGCGGATATGCCGACGGCAGGAAACAAGCAGCCGGACAGCCCGGACACTGCGGCTGACAAGCCGGACCCCCGTGATGCGCGGATCGTCGAGCTGGAGCAGCAGCTGGCCGCGATCCAGCGTCCGACGATCACGATCCAGGGCCTTCCAGTGCGCCTCAAGGTCGAGCCGCCCCACTCGGAGCTGCACTACGCCGGGCGGATCATCGGTACCGATTACACCGAGGTCCCCGCGAACATGGCGTCCGCGTACATGGAAGCCGCAGCCGACGCGGGCGTGACCCTCACCCAGGATCAGGAGGGCTGACATGCCCGGGGCGCCTCTTCTCTACACACCGCCGAACTACACCACCACCAATGTGGTGTACGGGACCGGCATCCTGTTCACCGCAGCGACCGGCACCGCGGTTCCGTCCGATCAGAACCTCGGCGTGGGAAGTGCATGGACCGGCCTGGGGTGGGCGTACGTCGGCTCAACCGAGGCCGGTGTCACGGTCACGTTCAACCCGACCACGCAGAACATCTCGGTCGAGGAGCAGCCCACACCGGTCGGTGTGGCCGTCAACACCGCCGAGCTGCAGGTCACCACCTCCATGTCGGAGGAGACCCTGTCCAACGTCAACCTCGCGTACGGCAACTGCGGCACGGTCGCGATCACTCCGCCCGGGGCGGGACAGCCGGGTAAGTCGGTGCTGACGCTGTCGACCAACTTCACCAGCGTGGCGGTCGCAGTGGTCGGCAAGAACCTGTACGGCTTCGCCCGGGTGGTCTTCGTCCCGGTCGTCGTCTCCGCCGGCCAGGTGCAGACCGCGTACCGCCGCGCCGCGCAGCAGCGGCTCTACCCGCTGACCCTCTCGGCGATCTGCCCGTTCAACCAGATCACCTACACCGACCTGACGGCAATCGCGACCTCGTAAGGAGACCGGACGATGGGCGCCAACGTGCGGATCGTCAAGGCGGACACGACGTTCACCTATGACGGCGTGAGCCAGTCGGTTGCGATGGGGACGATCATCGACATCCCCGCCGGCTCCGCACTGGAGACCGCGATCGGAGCGGGCAACCTGGCCGCGCTCGGCGCCGCGGGCACACCGACCGCAACGTCCATCGCGATGGGCGGAGCCATGCTGATGGACGCCCAAGACGCAGGGAGCTGATATGTCCGTCCCGACCCCGACCTTCCCGGCGACCACCGTCAAGGTCGCCAACACCACCGGACAGAACGTGCGAGTCGCGCTCACAGGCGGCACGTCGACCTTCATCTACACGTACGACCAGCTCGGTACCCAGGTGCAGGTCGGGACCACCACACCTCAGAACGTCCTGCTGCCGCCGGGATACTCGATCTCGGCCACGTTCTCGGTCGCACCGACCTGGGCGTGGACCGACCCGTACGACGTGTCGGACTACCCTCCCGTCTACTCGCAGCCGAACCAGATCACCGCGCAGGTATCCCCGAACAACCTGCTGCAGCAGCTTCCCGGCAACGTCTACGCACCGACCCGCAACCTGGGGGGCGGCACCGGGTGCTGGGCGGGCGTCGCATCCGCGGCCGGGCTGTCGGTGGGAGTGAGCAACTGACATGGTGACGCGTACGGTCGGCAGCACCGCGCCTTTGTGCACAGGTGCGCCGTGACCACTATGTACGCCTCGCTGGCAGACCTGAAGCTGGTCATGGACAGCACCGACACGGGCACCGGCACCGCGGCGCAGCTGTCCGACGCACAACTCACCCTCGCGCTGCAGGCGGCGTCCAACCGGGTCAGCGTGTACGCCGGCAACGTCTATGACAGCTCTACGCCGCAGTCCGTACCACCGGACATCTTCCATGATCTGACCCTCGACCTGGCTGCGTTCTGGGCGACCGTCACGTACCTCAAGAACAAGGAAATGCCGCAGAACCACCCGGTGCTGCTGCGGTACAAGGACGCGCAAGGCGTTCTGAACGCCGTGCGCGACGGCAAGCTGCGGCTCGACGTCACGGCACCCGGCGGGGTCGGGCAGGAAACCGGCGTAGTGATCAACAGGATCCCGCGGATCTTCACCGGAGACGACTCGAACACCACGATCAACCCGATGACCGGCTCGCTGCAGGCTGACGTTCCCTCCGACATGTGGCGGCCCGGGTACGCGGACATCGCCGAGCAGCTCGGCGAGGGAAGCGCCTGGTACCAGGGATGACCGCAGCGTTCGCCGACCGGATCGCACAGCTGCGGGAGATGGTCGGCAGCCGTGAAGGAGAGATCCGCGCCAGTGTCGTTGTCGACCAGGTGTACGCCCATTTCCAGCATGAGCACCTGGAGCTGCACCATCCCCGCGGTGGAAAGGCGAAGTTCCTCGAGCAGCCGCTGTTCGCGCACCACAAGGACTACCTGGCCGACTACGCGCACACCGTGCTGCGTGACGGCGGCCGCGCGGCAATGGTGCGCTCGGCCGATCACCTGTCCGACCAGGTCGAGATCCACGCACCGCGCGAGTGGGGCGATCTGATGAAGTCCGGACACCCGCAGGTGCATCTCGGAGATCATGAGATCTACGACAAGCCGCCGAGAGTGCACCGGCTCACCAAGGCGGAGCTGCGTGTCAAGAGCCGTGCCATCCTGCGGGCACGGCTGGCGGCGGGCCTCACGGTGTACTTCATGCGGGGCGGCAAAGTCGTGCGCATCCCGGGCAAGAACGAGCCGCACGAGCTGCGGGGGCGGCTGTGACCGCGCAGACAAAGCTGGTCATAGACTGGATCTCATCTCTGGGGTGGGACACCCGCCAGGAGGCGGGCTACCCTCTGCTGCCCGGTCCGGAGATCCTGGCCGAGCCGGACAAGGCGGTGCACATCACGTGCACCGGTGGTCCCGGGTACACCACCGAGGAACCCGCCACCGACGGCTTCAGCTTTCAGGCGCGCGTCCGCGGGCCGTCCGACGACCCGCTCGCCGCCGACACGGCCGCCGGACTGCTCGACTCGATGATCCTGGGCGCGAGCTTCCCGGCCAATGTGGACGGCACGCACATCCACCACGTGCACCGGATGGGCTCCGGCCCGTCGCCGCTACCCCTCGACCCGGCGGATCGCCGCTTCGAGTATGCCTGCAGCTACATAATGATCGCGGGAGTGTGAAGCATGGCCACTGGACCACGGACGCTGATCCAGCCGATCCCGTTCAACCTGTACCCCAATCTGCAGGCGTCTTCGGTCTTCTCGCCGTCGGGCAACGGCTTCGACACCGGGTCGCCGGGTGGGTCGTTCACCGCCTGGACCGTGGCGTCCACACTGGGTGTGATCATCCCGAACAACGGGTCGGTCCTGCTGTGGTACGTCAACGGAGCCACGGCCGCCGTGCCATACCAGGTGCTGGTCGGGGACGTGATCGGCAACACCGGGCAGGTGGCCCCGGCCACCACGATCGCCGGCACGATCACCGCCAGCTCCTCCGGCTGGCTGGGCCCCTGGTCGCCCGCCACGTACAACCAGCAGGCCCCGGCGAGTGTGACCTACGCAGGAGCGACCAACACGCAGGCACTGACGGCTGCCGCGCAGGGCTGCGTCGTGGTCGACTTCACCACCCCCACCATCACGTTCGCCGTGCGCGCGTACACGCTGACCCCCGTCTCGCCGTAAGGAGCCGCCCATGCCGAAATTCGACGCCGGGACCGTGGTCGAGCCACTCGACTACGATTTCACCACCGTGAAGGGGTACCCGCACCACAAGGCCAAGGGACTGATCCCCGAGCCCAGCGAGAAGCAGATCGCGTCATTCATCGGAAGCCTGCGCGACTTGATGAAGGACGCGGGGGCGATGGTCGACGGTGGCGACGCCGAGGACATCGCCAATCCGATGGCGTTCCTCAAGCAGCTCGACTCGTACGACCCGGCGAAGTTCCTCGATCTGTACGCAGGCATGAGCACCGCCTACGCCGATCTGTGTTCAGGCAACCCCTCAGTCGAGGAGATCTCGGCACTTCCGCTGCGTGTGCGGCTGCGGTTCTTCGCCTGGCTGATGGAAGAGGTGGTCTCCCCGGAAGCCGGACCCGGCGCTGGGATAGCGGTGGTGACACCGCTGCGGTCCGCAGCCGCCGGGTAATCCTCTGCATTGTCCGCCGGCACCTGCACATCGGACCGGCCGAGTGGGACGCGCTGAGCTGGGACTACCAGCGGATGTACCTAGAGCACCTGGACGAGGATGAGGAGATCCCGTTCAGCCTGGGCACTGCGGACCCCGTCGAGTCACCAGGACACGGCGCCGGGCCGTCGGTCAGAGAGAACGTGGACACCGGCGCGTCCGTGCTGGATATCAGCGCCATGCGGGCCGAGCTCGAGGAGGCGCGGCGTGTGCGGAAAGGCGGTTCCTGATGTTTGACGCGGGCGCCATCGAAGCCACGCTTACTGTCCACCTCGATCAGTTCAACCGTGACCTGGACAAGGCCGAGGAGCGGATCCGCCGGATCGAGGCGGAGAAGCACATCGTCAAGATCTCCGCCGTCTTCGACACCGCCTCGATGACCCGTGCCCGCAAGATGTTCGCCGACCTGGACATGCAGATATCCCGGGATGCGGCGATGCGGCTCAAGACCAGCCCGCAGGGGTCGGTGCTCGGCTCGCTCAACGCGCTGTTCTCCCCGCACCCGGTGGCTGGATCTCCGACCGCGCAGCAGTCCGGTCAGCAGGGCCTGCTCGGCAAGATGTTCAACACACCCGGCGGAGGCGCAGGCCGGCCGGGGCCGGCTGCTGGGCCGCAACAGCAGCCTCCCGGCCGCACCACGGGCCCTGCACCGGGCCCGGGCGGCGTGGGGCCCGCTATGACCGTCCCGGGCCAGCAGAGGGACTCCAAGGGCAGATTCACGTCCGGAGGCGGCGGCGGAGGCAGTAGCAACAGCCTGCTGTTCAAGCTGCTCTCTCAGATGCTGGGCGGTGATAAGAGGGCGCAGGACGTCGTCTCGGCGTTGACGCCGAACACCAAGGCACTTACAGGATTCATCAACAAGCTCGGGTCGGCGGCCGGCCCCGGCATTCTGGGCATCAGCGCGAAGAGAGCCAGCCAGGTGGGGGTTGGCGGATCACTGCTGGGCGCGCTGCCCGCGCTGCTGGGGCCGTTGGCCGCGCTCGGTGTCGGCGGGGCGGGCGCGGGCGTGCTCGCACTCGGGGCCAAGACACTGATCGGGACCAAGCAGGACCCCGGCCAGCTCTACAACCCGGCGCAGAAGGCCGGCGCGGCGCTGCAGGGCGGTCTGAAGACCGCGGCGCAGCCGCTGGTCAAACCACTCGAACAGGCGTTTTCACAGATTCCGTCCTTGATCAAAAGCATCACCCCGGCGTTGACTCAGCTGTTCGCCGGGGCATCGACCTTGATCCAGCCATTCCTCCAGGGAATCACCGCGCTGGCCAAAGACGTGCTGCCGGGGCTCGGTCAGGCGTTCCGGGTCGTGGCCCCGCTGATGGAGCCGTTCCTGTCCTCGATCGGCCAGCTTTTCAAGAACCTGCTACCCGGGCTCTTGTCAATGTTAAAGGCCGTACAACCGATTCTTGGTGTGCTAGAGGGAGTCGTCGGCCGGGTCGGAACCGCACTAGGCGGCTTGTTTTCCGCAATAGCGCCGGTCATGCAACCGGCAAGTGTGCTGCTCAAGGCCGTCTTAGACCTCGTCCTATCTCTACTGCCGATCATAGGTCAGTTGGCAGCAATTTTCGCGTCAGCCTTGGCGCCCGCTTTTCAGATGTTCGCCGGCCTGCTCAACCAGCTCGTGCCGGTGCTGATCCCGATCGGCAAGATCCTCGCCCAGCTGGCCGGGGCCGTGCTCGTCGACCTGGTCGGAATTCTCCAGCCGCTGGTCCAGCTGATCGGCGCACTGGCGCCATCCTTCGGCATCCTGGCCAAGGTGCTCGGCGACGTCTTCAACGCGCTGGAGAACACCGGCATCTTCCAGGTGCTCGCCTCTGCGCTGGAAAGCGTCGTCGGACCGCTGGCCAGCTTTATCAACATGTTGGTGGCACAGCTCGCACCTTTCATCCCGCCGCTGCTGCAGATCTTCCAGTCGCTGGTCAACGCCGGTATCAACGTCTTCGTCACCGCGATCCTCACGCTACTGCCGATACTCACCCAGCTCGTTCAGGCACTGCTGCCGCCACTGCTCAAGATCATCGTTGCGCTCACTCCGACCATTGCCCAGCTGGCCCAGCTGATGGCTCGGGGGCTGGGAGACGCGATCGTGGCCATAGCCAATGTCCTGGCGCCGCTGCTGGTGCTGATCGTGAAGTTGATCGTCGGTGTGGTCAACTGGCTGAACAGCACACACCTGCTCCTGCCGGTTCTCGGCCTGCTGATGCTGGCTATCGCACCCATACCCACGGCGATCGGCCTGATTGCCCTGGCGATCGGATACCTGGCGGAGCACTGGCAACGCATTTGGGGTGACATCAAACAGTGGGCAAAAGACGCCTGGGACTTCATCTACAACGGATTCGGGAAGTATCTGCTGCCACTGCTCGGTCCGGTCGGCCTGATCGCGCTGGGTGTGATCGAGCTGCTCAAGCACTGGAAACAGGTATGGGGCGACATCAAGCAAGTCGGTCTCGACTTCTACCAGTGGATCTGGAAAGACTTCGGTGCCAAGATCTCAAACTTCATCACCAAGACCGTACCCAGCTGGTTCGACACCGCGGTCGGCGCGATCAAGACCGCCTGGAACAAGGTCGAGGACGTTTTCAAAGTCCCGGTGAATTTCTTGATCAACACCGTGTACGACGGTGGGATCCGCCGGTTCTGGAACGACGTGATGGGCGCGATCGGGCTCGGGTCGCTCGACCTGCCGCTCATCAAGGGACTGGCATCAGGTGGGAAGATCCACAATGGCACCGGGCCGCGCGCCGACGATGTGCTCATTCGGGCCAGCCGTGGGGAAACCGTCGTGTCGGCCGCGCACTCGGCCATGCTCGCGCCGCTGTTCGCAGCCGTCGGTGTTCCTGGGTACGCAGGCGGCGGGGTCGTCGGTGACGTCGGCGGGGTCGTCGCAGCCCTGCTGACGGGCAACACCGGCGCATTGACCAACTCGCTCATGGATCTGGTCGGTGTGTCCAAGGGCACGTCGGGCGATCTGGCCCAGATGGTCACCGGCATCCCAAAGAAGATCATTGGTGACGCCGTGCACTGGGTCTCCGGGTCGATCGGCGGGATCATCAGTGCACTCTTCGGCACGAAGTCGGCAGGCAGTGCCCTCGCCGGGATAGCAGGCGTTGTGCCGGGCATAGCGAACGCCCGGCTGGCTCAGCTGATGTACCCGAAGTGGGCCAGTGGGTCCGACTGGGCCGCGTGGAACTACGTCGCGATGCGGGAATCCGGATGGTCCAACACCGCGAACAACCCGTCATCCGGCGCGTACGGCATCGCGCAGGCCCTGCCGTACACCAAGATGCCGAAAGCGGCCTGGCCGCCGTCCGCAGGCGGCAGCGCCGACCCGGCCACACAGATCATGTGGATGATCAGTTACATGCTCGGACGGTACGGTGGGCCGGTCGGCGCGGCCGCGCACGAGCAGCAGTTCAACTGGTACGGCGGCGGATTGGACGCGGTCTTCAGCCACCCCACCGTGATCGGTGTCGGCGAGCGCGGGCCCGAGGCGGTTAGCGTCACACCACTCGCGTCGTACGGGCTGCGCGGTAAAGACCGCCTCGATCAGCTCATCGCGGCGCTCGGCAACGACCGGCCGATGATCGGCACGTATCAGACGGCGTTCTACGGCACCGGAGACACCGCGTACGCCATGCGCGAGCTGGCTCGCACACTGCGCGTGTCCCGGCTGCAGGCGGTGGTGGGAAGATGACCGATCCGGTGCTGAGCGCAGGCCAGTACTCCATCGACGGACTGGTGTTCGGGTCCGGTCAGATGATCTCGATAGCCAAGACGGAGATCAGCCCCGGTGCCGCAGTGACACAGGACACCCAGCTGATCGCCAACGACGGAAGACGATTCGGCTTCGACGTGCTGCCCGGGATGGCGGTCATCTTCACCGGGCAGGCGTTCCAGCAGGGCGATACCGGCCTGGCCCAGATGAACGCGTACGACACCTTCGCCGCCACCTGGGGAAGGAAAGCCGTCCGGCGGACACCCGGGGCGGTCAGCACCCTGCGGATGTACTACCGGGGCAGCTCGGTGACCCGGCGGGTGTACGGCAGGGGGCGGGCATGTACGCCGGTCCTCGGCCTGGCCAGCCAGGGGTACATTCCGTTCACCGCCGAATTCGACTGCGCCGACAGTGTGTTCTACGGAGACGTGCTCAACTCCTTCACCCTGGGCACCGCCTACGCGTTCACCGGTGGCGGCGTCGCACCGCCGCTCACCCCTCCGGTGGCGCTGGCCGCGGTCCAGACCGCGAACAACATGATTCCCGCGGCGGACAGCGACTTCGAACTGCCCTGGACGGGGAGCTGGACACCGCAGACGCTGATCTCATCCCTCGGCCAGTCGACCGACTGGGCCGCGATCGGCACGCACTCGATGAAGGCAGCGGTCACCGGAGCGGGCACCGCGATCGTCAACTATGCAAATCTGTCGGTGCTTGCCGGGCTGTCCTACGGAGCGGGGCTGCGCGTCCGGGTCAGCTCGGGCAGCGGGACGGCGACGTTGACCGGGCAATGGCTCAACGGCGCGCTGGGCGTCATCGGGTCCCCGGTCACCTTCGGCACGGCGACGGCGACCACCAGCGGCACGGGGGTCCAAGTCGGCGGACTGCAGAGTGCCCCGGCCGGGGCGGCATGGCTCACCCTATCCCTCAGCTACGCGGCGGCCGGCGCCGTCAGCTTCTACGCGGACACGGTCATCGTCACCCAGGGCGTATATCAGAACAATGCGATCCTGAACTCTGGAACCACTGACACCTGGCCGGTTATCACGATCACGGGTCCGTGCACTAATCCATCGATCATCTACCAGGGCAGTTCGACATCGCTTACGCTGCAGACCGCCCTGGCCGCGAATCAGACGGCTGTGATATCCACCGTGCCGTGGAACCGGTACGTCGGAATCACCAGCTCGATCGGAGCCGATCCGTACGGATCCGTCGCGGTCGCCGCGTCGCTGTCCGGAGTGGTGCGCGGCAGCCCGCTGGACGCTTTGATGATCCCGGCCGGATCCTTGACACCGGTCACATACTCAGCTCAAGACCTGACAGGGACATCGCGCTGCACCGTGTCTTGGCGCAATGCTTTCAAGATGCTAGGAGGCTCGACTCCGTGAGCTGGGTTCAAGGACTGTGGGCCGTCGATGGGAACACCCTGGACGCATCGCTGTGGCGCCAGCAGCTGTTCGCGTCCACTCTCAAGAGATCCGGGATCATGGCCCCCGCGGATCTCAAGGTCACGGCGTTCAGCACACCCGGAGCGGGTGTGAACGTGGCCGGCGGCTCCTGCGTCATCGCCGGCCAGGAGCTCTCCGGCGGTCAGCAGGGCAGTTACTACGGCTTCAACAACGGGGTGGACGTGGTGACCGTGGCGGCCACCGGAGGATCACCCCGTTCCGACCTGATCATCGCCAGGGTCGAAGACCCTACGTTCAGCGGATCATCCTGGCCGTGGAACCCGGCGACACAGAACCTGATCTATTCGCGCGATCTCTCAGGTGTGTCGTCCAGCGCGACGACCGTACCGGGAGGTACGACCGGCATCCCGCTTGCCCGTATCGACGTACCCGCCAGCACCTCGGCGATCACCAACGCCATGATCACGGATCTGCGGGCACTGGCCAACCCGGCTCGGCAGAACGACCTCTACGTCCTGACACCGGTGGCGACGGACGCGATGTCTGCAGCCACGGACAGCAAGACCGTGATGCGCAACTGGGGGCCGGCGTTCCCCACCGTCTACATCCCGACGTGGGCCGTGCTGATGCGCATGGTCTTCACCGTCTCGGCAAGCCTGGTCGGGGGCGGCACCTTTGGATGCGCCATCGTGCTGCAGGTGAAGGTCGGACCGTCGATCACGTCGCAGATCAGCGGGATGGGTGACTCGGCGGTGGGTACGAACACCATCGGATTCCAGTCGGTCGGTCTTCTCGGCGACACCGTCAACGTGTCCTCGCTGCAGGGACAGACCGTGACAGTGCAGCCGCAGGCCCGGATCATCAACAGCGCCAGCGTGCAGGGATCGGTGACGATCAACGGAGCCTCTACGGAGACCCTGCAGTGCTACTTCCTCGAAGCGCCACAGTAGATGGCAGAGCAGTGGCAGTACTTCGCACAGCGCATCCTGGATGGCACGTGGCTGGACCGGGTCGGTGCGCAGATGACGTCCGTCACGATGACCTGGGACCTGGCGACCGACCAGTTCCAAGGAACGATCACTCCGCAGGACAGGGACCGCACCGCGAGCGACGGGCGTCCGCTCTTCGACGAATGGTCGACTGCGATCTACGCCGTCGAGTCCGGGATCATCCGCTGGGGCGGTCTGCTGATCGACTCTGAGTTCACCGGTCCCGGGTGGGTCCTGGGCGCCGTCGGGTTCCGGGGGTACCCGAACGGCAACATGTACAACGGGGCCGTCTGGACACAGAACGCCATTGATCCGCTGGACGTGGTCCGCTACATCTGGTCGTACCTACAGACGCAGCCGGGAGGAAATCTCGGACTGGTCGCGGACACCACAGCCAGCACAGCACGGGTCGGCGCGGCCACCTACGTCACCGCACCGGGGAACCAGAGCCTGACCCAGATCGCGACGGCTGCCAACCTGACTCTGGCGCAGATCCAGGCACTGAACTCGACAGCGAACCGGAGCGCTAACGGGTACACATACCAGTCGTTGCCCGCAACAGGCAACGTGCCGGCCGGGGTGCCAGTCATCACCGCGCTCAGTCCGTACACCCTCGCCTGGTACAACGGCACCGACTGCGGGCAAGAGCTGTCCAACCTTGCGCAGAGCGCGCCGTTCGGCATGTCGGAGTCGCACGCGTGGGCCGACGCGGGCCAGAACACCGTGTCCCACAGGCTGGTACTCGGATACCCGCGGATCGGCACGCGGCAGCAGAACCTGCGCTTCGTCGAGGGCGAGAACATCACCGCGCTGGTCGACGTATCCCGCAACGGGGTCGACTACGCCAACGAACTGCTCGGGATCGGCGCAGGCACTGGCTCGGCCGCGGTCCGGACCACAGTCGGGTCACCGGATCCGTACCGGCTCAGGCGGTGCGGATCAGTCGTCAACCAGATGATCACCGACGCAGGCCAGCTCTCGTCCCTCGCCCAGCGGATGCTGACGACGCTGCAGGCCCCCCTGGCAGGCCAGATCGGTAGCTGCACCTGGCTGAACCATCCGAACGCGCCGCTCGGAAGCTTCGCCCAGGGAGACGACGTCCTGATCTCGGTGAAGAACGGATGGTTGGCCGGACAGGACATCTGGCACCGGATCACGTCGTACACGTACAACCCGGCGACCATGACCGGGACACTCACCATGGCCCGCAGTGATTCCTTCACCTATGAGCCGTCCGCGACTACGGTGACAGCATGATCGACAGCCAGCTAGCCGCGGCGGTCGCTTCGCTCATGGACGAAGTGAAGAGACTGCAGGGACAGGTCAAGGGGATGCAGCTGTCCCAGACCCGCAGCCAGCTGGGCCATTCCAGCATCGACGACGGGTCACTCGCCGTCATCAGCGGCGGGTCGGTCCGACAGATCATCGGCCTGCAGAGCGACGGCACGGTCACCACCGTCGACCAGAACGCGCCTGCCCCGCCGGTGCCTTCGACGCCGACCGTCACACCCGCGCCAGGGGGGCTGACGGTCGCATGGGACGGCTTGTTCTCCGGCGGCTCGGCGCGGCCGCTCGATTTCGCCGACGTCGAGGTGCACGTCTCCATCACCCCGGCTTTCACTCCGAACAGCACCACGCTGCGCGGCACGATGATCAAGGCCGGACAGGTCACCGTGCAACCGCTGGCATCCACCACCACCTACTACGCCGGCTTGGTCGCGGTCAACACCTCGGGCAACAAGAGCACGGTGAGCACTGAGGTAGCAGGGGTACCTCAGACGGCTCTGATCTCACCGGTCACCGCCAGTGAGATCGGGTACATCGGCGTTCTGAACGCCAATCCGTACCTGACGGGCGGCGACGGCACCGGCTGGGCATCAGGCGGCGGGACACCGGGATCCGCCATCATCGTCACGAGCCCGTCCGCTGAACCGCCGTACACGTACACACAGCGTCCGGTTTCGCACATCGCCGGTGCTTCCGCCGCGTCACGTGTCGTCGGGACGCCGGTACAGCCGCCTCCCGTACTCATGACCATCTCGCCGACGGTGGTGCCCCTGGCAGGGGCAGGCGTCCCGGGAGTATCCGGCACGGTCAGCGTCGTCACCAGTCAGCCCGCCGGATCGCCCTACACGTATGCGCTGCAGCTGGTCTCCAACACTGCGGGCGGGGGCACCGCCTACGAGCCGGGGCCGCCTGCGTTCCCTGCGATCCCCGGGCAGCAGTACCTGGTAACCGGCCTGTTCTACACACCGGCAACGTCCGTCTCTCTCGGGTTGTCGTTCTTCCTCAATGGTGTGTGGATCTGTGACGTCACCCAGGTGACACCCGTCTCCGCGAACACCTGGACGCAGGTTGCGGCGGTGGTCACCGCACCGTCCGGATCCAACTCGGCGGGCCCCGTATTCTTCACCCCGGGCCAATTCAGCCAGTACACCATGTACGGCCAGGCAGTCACCGCACTGCCACAAGTCCCCGGCGCGCTGATCCAGGCGGGGACAGTCTCCGCAATACAGATCGCGGCCGGGACAGTGGTCGCCGGGATCATCGACGGAACCACGGTCGAAACCGCCACGCTTGTTCTGGACACATCGGGCGTAGGCACGGGCGAGTTCGTCTACAACGGCGTGGGCACCTTCGGCAACTTGATCGGGTCGTGGGCGGCCGCGGCCGGCATCGACGCGTTCGGGAACCCGTACCCTGCCGGGTTGACTGCGACTCAGGGGCAGTTGACGGGTATCGGAGTCGTCCAGGCAGACATCATCCAAAGCATCCTCGAGGCATGCACCGTCAACAATGCCCTGATCAACGGTCCCAGTGTCGTGGGCGGAACCTCTCTGGAGACCGCCATCGTCTTCGACACGATCGGCGGAAACCTGCTGATCTACGCGAAGAGCACTGCGTCGACCACGCTCACTGGCGAGGGGACGTGGACTGCTCCGGCCGGGTCATCCGGAACCGCCAAAATCGAGTGTTGGGGCGCGGGAGGCGGAGCCGGAAACAACGCCTCGGGCGCGGGAGGCGGTGGCGGCGGAGGCGGGGAATACGCCTGCGAGCCCACCTACCCGGTCGTAGCGGGACAGGTATACACGTACAACACGGGGGTGGGCGGTAGCGGAACCACCAACGGGGCAGGCGGCAACGGAAACGACACCTGGTTCGACGCAGGGAACGTATATGCACACGGCGGCCATGGCGGCGGCACGAACCCGACCGGTTTCTGGGTCGGGTCCCCGGGAGGGACCGGCTCTGCCAACACCACCCGTTTCAACGGCGGCAACGGCGGCAACGGCTTCGGGCCCAACGGAGGCGGTGGCGGCGGAGGCAGCAGCGCGGGCCCGGCTGCAGTCGGAGGATCCGGGCACGACGCGAGCGGGGGGACAGGAGGAGCCGGCGGGACGGCGCCCACAGGCGGTGGCACCGGCGGGGCTGCGGGGAACAACACCGCAGCAGGAAACGCCGGCACCGTTCCCGGCGGCGGTGGCGGCGGGTCGGGCACCAACGGAGGATCCAGCAGCAGAACCGATGTGTTCCACCCCACGGGGACATACTCCTACTACGGTGCCGACAACACCGAGGGATTCCCCCGAACCCTAAGCAACACCAACGGGAACATGCAGCAGGGGTGCCCCAACGACTCCAACCTCGGGACGTTCTTCAGCTTCGCGCATTACAACTCATCGAATATCGTGAGCACGCTGAGTGGCAGAACGATCGACGCGGTGAGTATCACCGTTGACTGTCTGCATTCTTGGTACAACTCGGGAATGACCGTGTACCTGGACTATTCAGGCGTCAGCTCATTCCCGTCACCTATCTCAATCCCCGGCTCGACACACATCGGAAGCTACGGGATCGGAGAGGGACAAACAGAGACGATCTCCGTTCCGAACAGCGTCGGAGCAGCGTTCCAGAGCGGCGCAGCCCAGAGCCTGTACTTCCACGGGCCCAACCAGGGCTTGGCATACTCCGGATTCTTCCAGGGCGGCACCGGAGGGAATGCACCACACCTGAACGTCGCCAGCCATGCGGGGTCGAGCCCGGTTCCGTCAGGTAACGGCGCAGACGGGCAGCTGAAGATCACCTACGTCAACTCGGTGGTCCTGGTGGCATCGTTCTCCGGAGTGGCGTTCACCGACGCATACGGGAACTCGATCCCGGTCGGCATGATGGTGAACACGGTCAAGGCGATCCAGCCGGGGTCGAGCCCGGCCGTGGCGGAGACCTGGCACACCTTGACCCTCAAGGCCGGATTCTCCAGCAACGGGTCCCCGGCGCCACCGTGCAGCTACCAGTTCGAACCCGCCGGAGGCGGGCGGGTGCGCCTGAGAGGCAGAGTGAATCTCACGGCCAATCAAGTAGCCGGCGCACCGTTCGCCGATATCCCGGCGAACTATACCCCGGTGTTCAACCATGAGATGCAGTGCAGCAACACCCTCAGCGGAATCACGGCGGGTAGAGGACCGATATACACGGACTCAGCATCCAATCAATTGAAGCTGACCGTGGCTGGAACCAGTGGTAATTTCATTTACCTGGACGGCGTCGTCTTCGACATCGACTAAGCCAGACAAGACAACACGAGGAGTCCGCATGACGATAAACCCGCCCAACTTCGGGGCGTTCCAGCTGCAGCTGACGCAGGCCGTTCTGGATGTCAGGAACGCGATGGACCAGGCGAACAACCTGAACGACTACATCGTCTCGGAAGGTGGAGGCACCTTCCTGACCGGCCTCGGGTTCAGCACTGCCGACGCCGCAGTCGTCACCAGCACCTTCGCCAACCTCGCATCTCTGACCGCCGTCTACAAGGGCGGTACGCCAGGCGCGGCATTCAACTACCGGGCCAACGGAAACCTGCTCTGGTCGGGCAACTAAGCGCAGCCGCTCGACGGCTACGCTCGGCTCTACGTAAGGAGAGACGACAATGGCTGAGCATCTATACGAAGTCGGCTGGACGTACACGTCCGGCGCGGCTGCCCATGCGATCGGAGAGATCATCCCGGCGACGCTCGCCACGAATAAGCGTCCTCCGGAGATCCGCGAAATCGGGATGTTCATCAACACGCCCGGGGCGGGTGTCGCCCAGATCGGTATCGGCCAGCCCGCGGCCATCGGTATCACCCCGGGCACGCTGGCCACCGCCCAGGCCACCGCCACCTACGACACGATCGCGGGCAACACCACGGTTGCGGGAAGTTGGGGCACCGCGCCGACTGTGCCGGGCACATTTCGGCGCCGGGCAGATCTTCAGGCCGTGGCCGGGGCCGGGCTCATCTGGACCTGGAACCCGGGTGAGTTCGTCCTGTGGTCTGGAGCCGCCATCAACACGATCGTTCTGTGGCAATTGTCCGCACAGGTCGTCATCTACGACTTGTACATCAAGGTCGCCGAGTAGCTGCAGATGTGCTGAGTGGAACTAGTCGCACCTCCGAGAGAGAAGGCAAGGAGTGGGATGGCTGACTGGATTGACTCGCTTCTGGCGCGAGCTGCTGCGCGACATTCTGCTTACCGGATCGGGCCTGGCAGTGGTGGGAAGCCAGGTCGTATCGGCCCAGCCGAGCCCGCTGCTCATCGGGGCCGGCCTCAGCCTCACGTTCCCGTCTACGTTCGTGAAGATCCGCGAGATCCTGATCTCCCCCTCTGGTACCGAGGGTGTATCTGGGCCACCATCGGAGCCGCCTGGGCCGGCGCCGTCGTCGGTGCCGTCCGGGCCACGGTCGGGGGGCGCTGGTGAATAGGCTCTGGGAGCACTTACGACTCGGGCCGATGACCGGTGGCGCGAAAAAAGGACTGCTCTACATCGTGGGGCTGGGCATTCTCATCAACGCCGGGGTGTACTTCCTGTCCGTCAGATCGGTGAACTCCCTGGCGGTGCAGCAACACGCACAGTGCAAGTTCTACGACGACCTCGGCAGTTCACCGATCACAGCCGTGCCGGGTGCCAAGGCGTCGATCCTCGGCGTGTCGCTTGTGTCGGATGCCAGGGTGGCGTGGCACCGGCTCGGCTGTTCCGGCACGCAACAGCCTGCCGCGCCATCGTTCCTGCAGTGGGCCGCATACTACAAATTGCCCGCTGATTGATAGCGTGAGCATATGAGCAGGCAGGACAGCCGAGTAGTCGAACGCACCGTCGCGGCGCTGGAGACGCTACTGGCTTCCGGCGTCCGGCAGGTGGACGTGCGCCGCGTGCTCGTGCTGCTCGGCCGGCCCGCGCCAGAGCCGAACGGCGCGCCCGAGCCGCGCCCGCAACTCGACCCGCGTGCAGATCCGCTGACCGGCTGCCTGCCGGTGACCGCACAGGGAGGACACAGTGACAGCTCAGACGAGAAAAAGCCCCGCACCCGCCAAGTCGGCTTCCGCGGCTGAATCCAAGGCCGCTAAGAAGCACACGCGAGCTGCGGACCCCGAGCCCACACACCGGGTGGTCCGGGAGATCGTGATCGGCGGCACGTCGCGCGCCGTCGGAGATCTGGTGCACCTGGACGGGCTGAACGCGGCCGAGCTGGAGAGTCACGGGTACGTGGTCAAGGCGCAAACGGCGGAGCCGGGCGACGGGAACGACCCGACACCCGGCTCCTAGTGGGTTGATCAGAGGACGAATTCGTCGAAGTCGCCGCGGCGGACGCCCTCGATGAACGCCGCGAGCTTCTCCGGCGTGGTCGCCACGATCGCGTTCGGCTCGTCGGACTCCCGGATCAGGATGATCCCGGCGTCCTGCCGGGCCATCTCCAGGCAGTTGCCCTGCGAGTTGCTCGCGCTCGACTTCTTCCACTCAATGACCATGCGTGTTCCCTTCCTCAGCCGGCCGGGGCTCTCCCGGCCGGACGCTCTCACCCGTACCGGCTGCGGGCACGGTCGATGCCCCGCTGCACCGTCTTGACGTCTTTGCGCAGCGCGGCCGCCAGCGGGAGGGCAGCCGTGCGTGAGCCGCCCTCGGCCAGGATGTACGCCAGCGTCACATCCGACATGGTGTGCGGGGTCGGGACGCCCGCGAGCAGTCGCATGGCCACCACTTCATCGGCAGGGCCGTGCACGGTGTCGACGGTCAGTCCGTCCGATGGGATGCGGCGGGCGGACTTGAGCCGGGCCGCGCTGATCCGGCCGGTATCCGTGTCGATGCTCATGCGGCACCGCCGCTGAGTCTGCGGTCCGACACGGACAGCTTGCGCCGGGTGTTGCTCTCCAGTTCGTCGATCTCCGAGGAGTACAGCCCCTCGTGGTGCCCGCGGTCGAGGTGGACCGGCTGCTCGGGAAAGGCGCGCTCCCACGCCCGGAAGTACAGCCCGCCCAGGGCTCCGTGCAGCGGGATTTTGATGCTGACCCCGTAGCAGATGCAGACGATCTCCGCCCAGGTCCCGGGCCGGGTGTCCTGTCCGGCCGCCACTCGCTCGAGCAGTTCGCGGGCGTGCGACCGGTAGACGAACTCGGTGTCCATCAGCGCGTGCGTCGGGATCACCAGCCGGAAACCACGCCAGAGCTGCGCGGCACACTCCGGATGCCGCTCCTGCGCGGCGGCGATCTCCTCCTCGGCCCACACCAGCTGGCCAAGCGGACCGCGCAAATCAGAAATCGTGCCTTTGACCAGTTCGTCGAGTTCGGTGTCAGCCATCTCAGGCTCCGATCAGGTCGGTCAGGTGCACGCGCGGGGCCTTGCGGCTCTTGGGCGCGCGGGGGTCGGGCATCTGGTAGACGTCGATCACGGCGTCGAGCAGTTCACGGTCCTCGGCGCGGTAGCCGGACACGCGCAGCAGCTGCAGCCCGCGGCGTCCTGCGGCGGCCAGGCCGATCTGCGCCGGGCCGGCGCCGTCGTGCGTCTCGCGCCACACGGCGGCCGTCTTGCGCCCGACCGGACTGGCGTAGCGGCGCACCAGGTCGCCGTCGGCTCCGCGCTCGCGCAGCTGCTCGGCGACGGTCAGGACGCCTTCGGCGGCGTTGACGCGGTTGGCCAGTCGGAGCAGGACATCACGGCGACGGGCCGGGGAGTCGAAGGATCCGACCCGGGCGCGCGCGGCGCGGCCGGTGCGTGCGGGTGCGGCCTTGGCCTGGCGGTCGCGCGGAGGGCAGATGTTGCGGGCGATGTCACTGTACGACATTTCGATCTTCTTCCCTGATCTGTCTCGGACTAGCTGTGCTGGCTGCGACGGGTCACGTGGATCTGCTCGGTCGGGGCGGGCTCTTCGGTCTGCTCGACCTGCAGACCCTCGCAGATCTGCGTGCTGTACCAGCCGAAGTGCTCGTTGAGGTCGTCAATCGCCTCATCGCGCGAGCGGTGCGAGGACTGGATCGCGAACCCCTGCCGGCCGTCGTAGTAGGACACGACACTCCAGCCGAAGTGGGCGATCTCCTCGACACCGTGCCACTGGCGGCCGCCGTAGAACGGCCAGAGGTGCGAGTAGAGCGTGATGCGCTGGCTTTTACTCATCTTGATCTTCCCTGATCTGGCCCTTAACTGATGACAACTACAGCTTAGCAGATTCCTCCGCCGCAGGAAACTTCCACCCGGATCCGCAAGGGCCGGGAATCCCCCGGCGCAGCCAGGCATCGACCTGCTCGATGTCGAACCACCGGTACGCGCGCTTCGAGTCGTCGACCTTGTGCGTGGTGTCCGCCGGCTGCGGGAACGGCTCGCCGGCTGCGTTCCGCGTGCCGCGGTGCCACCAGTCCCGGATCCGGCGCCGGTCCAGCGGCGGATCGATTGCGTAGCGCTCCGACAGGATGGCCGCGAGCCCCTGGAACCCGGCCATGCCGTTCTCGGTCTTCCACAACGGCTTGCCGGTCTTCGGTGCCATCGTCATCTCCTCCCACGCGCTGGGCAGTGCCGCCGCCTCGTGGGGAGGCGACGGCACTGCGGTCAACTACAGGTTACCGCCGGACGGACACGGCCTCCAGAGCGGGCACTGCGAGGCGCTCGACCTCGTAGGCCCGGTCCGGGTCCTCGAGCGTCTGGGCGTACGCGGTCAGCGCGTTGGCGACGCCGCCCGCCGTGGGCTGGCCGGACAGGATGAAGAAGTCCAGGACGCTCTTGGACTCCTCGGCGCTCAGGCCGAGCCCGGCGCAGACCTTCGGCACGACCTCGGTCGGGCTGGCGATCTGGACGGCGGCCTTCTCCTCGAACCCGGTGATCAGGCTGGCCAGGTACTCGGGAGTCAGCCACTGGGTGACTGCGTCGGTGGTCTCCGACTTGACCAGCGCACCGGCCGCCCGGACCGTGGCCAGTGACGGGCGGATGACGCCCTCGGACAGGACTCGGCCGAGGTGGACCTTGCGGATGCCCTGGCGCACGTCCGTCCAGCCGTTGGAGCAGCGCACCAGGCAGACCACCGGGGTCAGGTTGTAGGCGCCGGACCCGGTCTCGGAGTTGTCGAAGTCCAGACCCATGTAGGCGACCGGCTCTTCGCCGTGGTTGAAGATGTGGTGCTCGCCGTACTGCGCGCGCAGTGCGGCCATGTCGCGGTGCCCGGCGCGACGCGGGCCGCGGTCGGTGCCGCCGTTGCCGTCGAACGGGCTGCGGTAGCCCTCGAGCAGGCCCTCGGCGCGTGCGTAGACCTCGGGAAACTCGAACCGCACGCGCATCCGGGTCTCGGACAGGTCCGAGACGTTGACGATCGGCGCGACGCCGGCCGCCTGGATGCCCTGGGTCACGGCCATCAGCATGTCAAGGTTGTCCATCGACAGGTTGAACCGGTCGGACAGGACCGCGCGGGCCACGCCCGGGGCTCCGTCGTCGCCGCGGAAGAGCCGTAGCAGGAAGCTGCGGGCGTCGGGCGCGTGCAGCTCGGTGCCGTCGCCGCCCTTGCGGCCGTGCAGCCATCCGTTGACGTTGCCGTCGATCAGGTCGTTGCGGCCCGCCTCGCGCATCCTGCGGAAGTAGGTCTGGCCGACGCCCAGCTTGTCCGCCAGGCCGCGATCGGCGATCTCGGTCAGCGCGTAGGTCCCGGCCGCGGAGGTGACGCCGTCCTCGGTGATCTCGGCGACGGTGTTGGCGACCACGAGCTGACCGTCACGGCTCCAAACCTGGCGGGCCGGCGCGACGACGTCGAGCTTGTGCGCGTTCTGCGAGTTGAGGATGTCCAGCAGTTCCTGTGCGCTGGCGTTCCTCGCGGTGAGCTGAACGGTCATCTTCCCTGATCCCTTCGCCTGAGTCCGCCTGCGGCGGTCTCACTGATGACAACATTAGCAGTTCCCCGGCCACACCACAAGTCGGGGGCGGACACGGAAGAGGGCCCTTCGTTGGCGCGAAGGGCCCTCGCAAACCGGATGCTGCACCTGGCGTGAGAAGCGGTGTTTCCTGTGCTCCGACTCCAGTAGAGGAGTCGAAGTGTGCACCTCGGCCGCGCGGCTCCGGGGGGATGGAGAGCTCACGCGCGGCCGAGGGCGTCTTTCACCAGGCCAGCCTACTGGGCCCACGGCGGGGGCGGGGCCCCCTGCTGACCGGCGGGCTCGGGCTGCGCCGCCGGGGGTGCGGCCTGCTGGCCGTTCCACGGAGGCGGCTGCGGCCCGTTCACGGGCGGCATGGCCGGCTGCTGCGGCTGCGGCTGCGGCTGCTGGAACGGAGCCGGCGCCGCGCCGTAGCCGGGGGCGGGCGCGTACTGCTGCGGCTGCGGCGGCTGGCCGTTCATCGGCTGCGCGTATCCCTGGCCCTGCTGCGCGGGGTCGTACCCGCCTGCGGCAGGTGCGGGCGGCTGCGCCCACGGCGGCATGCCCGTACCGGGCCCGGGCTGGCCACCGGCCGGGGCCATGGCGGGCGCCGGAGTCTGCCAGGGGTCAGCGGCCACGGGCATCGCGGCAGGCTGCTGGGGACCGCCGTACGGCGCCTGCGCCGGGTACCCGGGCTGCGGCGGGAACGGCGGCTGTCCGTATCCCTGCGGCTGGCCGTATCCCTGCTGCGGTGGGTACTGCTGCTGCTGCGGGTACTGCGGTTGGCCGTATCCCGGCTGTGCGCCGTAGCCGGGCATCTGCGCCGGCTGCTGCGACTGGAACGTTGGCCAGGTCGTCGGAGCGCCGGGCCTCGCCGGACGCACGTCGCGCACCTTGTTGCGGGTGACACCCTCGTACTCCTCCTGAATGATCTTCAGGAGCACCGGCCGCCCGATCATCGCCTGGGCCACCTGCTCGGGAGTCCAGCCCAACACCCAAAACGGCTGCTGCTGCGGGTTGGCCGGGTCCGGGACCGGGATGCCCAGGGCCGCCAGGTGCTTGAACATGATCCCGAGCGCCTCCGGCTTGTCGGCGGTGATCGTTACCGGCTGCTTGATCTGCGTGCGCCCGGCGTTGGGGCCGGTCGACACGCGGTACCGCACGTCCCACTGACCTTTGTCGCCCGCCCTGGTGCGGCCCCACGTGCTCGCCTCGACCACGGCGTCGACCTCACCGGCGTCGTAGACGAAGATCGAGCTGTCGGCCTGCCCGTACAGCGTTCCGAAGTCATACTGCTGGCTCATGATCTACTTCCTTCTTCCCTGGAGAACCTGCGCGAGCATGCTCTCAGCGGTGTACCCGGGGTGGGTTGGATCCCCGATCCTCATGGTGTATGGCAGGCGCCCTCCCAGGCGCTCGCCGGTCTCGTACTGCGGATGCGGCCCGATGAACATCAGGCGGCTGCCGTCCCGCTCGGCCCCGAGATATCCGAGCACATCCACGTAGTAGGGCAGGAAGTCCTGCGCCTGGCCCTGCACCATCGGGCGCCAGCGGCCGTCCTTCAGGTGCGTACCGGCCACGAAGGTCATCGACCACAGCGGCTTGACCGGGTGTGTGATCAGGTCGCGATAGGCCCGGACCATCTGGTTGACCTGCCGCAGCAGAGCTCCCCACTTGTCCCGGTCCATCTGGTTGCCCTTGGTCAGATCGTCGATGATCCGCTGCTGGACCTCGGTGACCGAGTCCATCCCGCCGGAGTTGAACGGATGCTGGCCGGAGTTGAGCACGCTGTACGTCGCGGTGACCGTCCGCGCATCACGCACCAGCACGATCGCGGTGTCCCAGCTGCCGTCAGCCTGCGGCGGCGGCTCGCGCATCGGGTCCCACTCGATTTTGCGCGACGGGGTCCAGTAGGAGGAGCCTTCGACGTCGAGCACGAAGCGCGGAGCCGGCCCCGAGTCGGCGAAGGTGCTCTTGCCCGCCTTCGGCAGGCCGTGTACGAGGAACGAGAGGCCCTGGACACGGCGGCGGTGCTGCGGTGGCGACTGCATCTGCGGCTGCCGGACGAACGCCGCGGGCACGTACTGCTGCGGCTGGACGCTCACCCGAGGACCGCGTTCCACATCGCGACGCAGCCCAGCACCAGGCCGAACATGGCGGCCAGGACGAACAACACGTAGAAGACCGTCCCCGCCATGTCTTTGATCCTGGTACGCCGCGCATCCTCGGCAGCACTGCGCAGTGCGAGCTCTGCGGCCTTCTCCTGGTAGTGGGCGGTTTGCTCGCCGAGGATGGCCTCGAGCACACTCTTGGGGGTGGGTTTGCCTGTCGGTTCGGTCGTCATATCTTCGCCATCTCTTCCCTGATCGTGCGGAGCGCGTCGTCCCGGTAGTACTCGTAGGGGTCCGCCTGCCGGAACCGTCCACTGCGGACAAGACTAGCAGACCAGTCGCTCCCGTCGTCCATCATCGGGCAGATTTCCCGGAAGGTGCACCACCACTTGCAGTCCGTCGGGATCTGCGTGGGGTACATCTGCGAGCGCTGCACCTGGTCGATCACAGACAGGTCGCCGCCACTGCGCTGGTATGCGTCGTCGAGCATCGAGCGGGCCCACATGATCTGCTGCGCCACGCTCTGCACCCGCAGCAGCGTCGCGTCGATCTCCTGCGGAGTGTAGGTGAACGGGTCACGGCGGTAGTAGGGCGGCTGCGCACTGCCGGTGCGCTTCACCCGGCGCAGCGTGTCGATCGTGCCACCCGCGATCTTCGGGCCGTCTGCCGCGCTGGCAAGGTGCTGTACCAGCGTGTAGAGCTTCATCTGCGGGTCAAGGCGTAGTTGCTCGGCGCGCTCGAAGGTGGCCCCGGTCTTGTAGTCGCGGAACATCAGCGCGCCGTCGGAGATCCGCAGGGCCACCTGATCCAACCGGGCGCGCAGCTGCACTCCGGGCACTCCGGGCAGGTCGACCCGCAGATCGGTCTCGGTGGCCACGATCTTGAAGTCTGCGTCCTCGCCGCTCTCGACCAGCCACTCCAGGTAGCCGGACACCATCGCCTCGGCCAGGTCCGCCTCCTTCGCCAAGTCCGCCGCGAAGTCGGGATGTTTGGCGGCCTCGGCCTTGTACAGCAGTGCGAGCACCGCGACCGGGTCGAGCTGGTATCCGAAATGGCCCTCGAGCGCGGTGTGCACCCGCTTGCCGAGCTCCCTGTTGCCGACGGGCGACTCATCGGTGGGCACGAATCCTAGGTAGTATGTCAAGTACCAATTACGTCGGCACCTGAGCCACGCATAGATCTCCGACTGCGAGATCAGCATCGTCATCCTCCCTGCTTTCCTTCCAGTATTTCTCCGGTGATCACCCGATACTGAGGGCGAACGAACGACTGCATCTCATCGAACGCACTGTGTGCAGACTGCTCGGTGGCGAACGGAATCCTGACCACCAGGCCGCCGTTCCGTCTCTCGATCTCAACGCCGTCATACGGATGCAGGAATGCGATCTCCACGTACCAGTCGCCTTCTGCCTCACTCATCGTCGCCTGCGATCAGCCAGCGCAGCAGGTCGGCATCGCGGGTGAGCTCGGCCGCGCGCTCGCCCTTCTGCTCGCCGAGCTGGAACAGCCGCTCCTCGACCGTGCCGGGGGTGATGGAGTAGACGATGCGGACACCGCCCTGCGCCGTGCCCTGCTGCCCGATCCGGTCGATGCGGCAGATCTTCTGATCGCGCGAGCGCCAGCTCGGGTCCGGCTGCATGAAGAAGATCGTGTGAGCCGCGGTGAGCGTGATCGACTCCGCGCCGGCCGCGGTGATGAAGATGACCTGGCAGTCGCCGCGCTGGAACCAGGTCACCGCCTGGTCCATGGCGTCCGCGGTCATCCCGCCGACGATCTTGCAGTGTGTGATCTTCTTAGCGGCCAGGGCCTTCTCGGCGAGCGCGACCAGCTGCGGCGAGTTGGCGGATACGACCAGCTGGCCTTCCTCGTCCTCGAGGAAGTCGAGCAGGTCGGCCACCTTCGATGACGGCATGATCATTCGGGGCCGCAGCACCGTGAACCCGTCACCGTCCTCGCCCTCGGTGACCTCGAGCATGGACGATGCCAGCTGGCACAGGCGGGTGAACGCCACCAGATCGTTCGACGCAACGACCAGCCTGCCCTCGAGCTCGACCAGTGCCTGCTTGGCGATCTCTTTGTACGTGCGCTTCTGCGCCGGGGACATCTGCGGATAGCGGAACACCGGCTCGAGGCGGGTCGGCAGGAACGGCAGCGCGACCTTGCGCGGGATCCGCCGGATCAGCGGCTGGACGAAGGAGTGGAAGGTCTCCGCGGTGTCCGGCCGGATGCCGAGCACGGTGGTCCCGCCGTGGAAATTGATCTCTTTGACGGCGAACAGGTCCAGGTAGCGACTGCGGGACGGCGCGGTGGCGACGTCCAGGCCGTGCAGCAGCGGCCAGAGCTGGCCGATGTGGTCGGCGACCGGCGTGCCGGTGGCCAGCCAACGGTATTCCGCCTGGTGCAGCATCCACCACAGCGCGCGGGTCTGCTTCGAGCGTGCGTCCTGCATTCGGTGCGCCTCGTCGGCGATCACCGTGCGCCAGGGTGTTCCCGTCAAGTTTAGATCCTTCGGGTGCACCTCACACCGGGCCGCGGCGATGCCTTCGTCGATGCCGCCGCACGCCTTGCACCGGATGAACCGGACGCCGGGGTACGCCTCGAGCCGCGTGTGCGCGCGTACGTTCGGCCAGCCGATGATCCACACATCTCCGTCGTCCCGCTCGATCGCCTGGCGGCGGCGAAGCGCCGTGCCGTCGACCACGACCGTGCGCAGCTCCGGCGCCCAGTGCGCAAACTCGCGCTCCCAGTTGCGGATCGCCGCGACCGAGCAGACGACCAGCGCCGGCAGCGGGTCGGGGCCGAGCTCCTTCGCCAGCTGCAGTGCGCGGATCAGCTGAGGCGTCTTGCCGTTGCCCTGCTCATCGCCGAGGATCGCATGGCGCCGGTCGTATAGGTATACAGCTCCGCCGCACTGGAACGGGTAGAGCTTGCGCGGCCGCCCGTCTGGGAACGGCAGGCTGAGCTCGTCCAGCTCATCGAGGCACGGCGAGATGCCGTCGTACTCGCCGTCGTCCAGGGCGCTGCGCAGCTTCCAGGCGTACACCACGTCGTCGTATGCGTTCTTGGACCACGCTTGCAAATCGGGGCCGACGTCCAGCGGCTGGCCGGACCATAGCATGTGCAGCGTGACGACGGTCGCCCACGACAGCGGGGCGTGCCAGGTCCCTGCGTTCTTGTCGAAGTTGCAGCCGGGCATCTGGGCAGTGAGGTGGTTCTCCACCGTGCTGCACCCGATCACTATCTTGCGGTCGATGATCTCAGCCCATGCCATGGCCGGCCTGCTTCTGTCGCAGGAGCAGCTGGTGTCCTGCCTCGGTCAAAGACGACGGTGACTTGAAGAGTTTGATCAGTTCTCGACCGACAATCGTGAGCCGCACCGGGTCACCGTGGCCGTTGCCGACGTCGATCAGACCGTACTGTCCGAGTACGCGGAATGTCTCGCTGTTCACGGTGTAGTTCGTGCCAGGCAAAGTCCAACGACTGCGCGGAGCGACGATGAAGACCACACCATCGCCTTGGTCCTGCGTGTCAATCGTGCGGAGTAGGACCAAAGATGCACGTGTAAGGGGTTGCATTCTTCCTCCCTGATCTCGCTGCCGACCCTACAAGATGTCAGCAGTATGGAGACTAGCACGCCAGTGGGCCGGCAGGTTGCCGGTCCGTAGGCACCACGCCACGAGGTGCTGGGCTGCGCTCTGCGCGTCGTCTTTCCCGGCCGGCCAGATGCCCAGGGACCGCAGCACGGTCGGGTTGGCGACCTTGCGGTCGTCGGGCGCGGCGGGGGTCAGGATCCGCACGTGGCGGGATGTGGCCAGATACCGGGCCACGCCGATCATCTCGATCGTCTGGTGCACCGGCTCCTGCGTGAGCTTGTGCGTCTGCGGGCCGATGTGGAATCGCTCCCATCCGACCACACCGCCGTAGTTCCACCGTGTGCAGAACAGATCGATCATGTCTGCGGCGCGCTGTGGCGGGAACTCGTCGGTCCAGAAGTCTTGACCGCCGATCAGCGTCGCCAGGCCGGTCATCCCGCCGGGGTCGATCCACATCACAGCCGGAGGCAGCATTTTGATCCTCTCTACACCAGTCGTTTCGGGACCTTGCGCAGCGGAGCGCGGTCAGTCATCGGTCGGATGAAGGGGTTCAGACCGCCATCACGCCCGCGCGACCACAGCCGCTTCCAGCAGTAGGAACAGTTCTCGAAGTGCACGTCGCAATGGTGCGGCACGTGGTACCCGCGCAGCCAACACGCCGGGCGCCACAGCCACGCGTATCCGCGGTCGGTGCAGTGCCACCAGACGGCATGGATGCGGTTGCCTCCGTTGAGTTTGCGACGGTACCAGCGGTCGAAACGGCTGCGGAGGCTCACCGGTCAGTCCCTCGCGTCGATGAGCAGCGGCGTGAGAGATCCGCCGTCGAAGCCGTGTGTCGGCGGGATCTTGGTCCACACTCGGCCCTTCTGGTCCAGCCAGCCGACCCGCCGCAGCGTCGCGAAGTGCAGGGCGGCCGCGTCCCACGCCAGCTCCATCAACTCCAGGTCTTTGACCGCGGTCGGCGTGACGCCGCCGGACTCCTGGCGCGCCGCCTCCCACTCGCTGAACGAGATGTGACGCGGGTCGACGGGTGTCTTCCACTCCTCGCCTCGGTACGTGTGCATGTCGGTCTGCGCTCCGGGGTACCTCACGACTTCACCCATCTCTCTGTCAATACCTTCCCATCCCACGTGATCGGGACTTGGTACGTGTCGCGATCGGTCAGGATCCTGGTCATCGTAGCCAGGGCGTCCTCAGCGTGCTCGGCCGGGAACTCGGCCAGTACTTCGTCATGGATGGTAAGACGCAGATAAGGACTGAACCCGGCCGCATCCAGCGCGATCACGCCCTTTTTCAAGATCTCGGCGGCGTGGCCCTGGATCTTGTAGTTCAGCCCTGCATAGCTTTTGCCGCGGTCGGTGTACAGCACCCGCCCGGTGGGCGTGGTCACGAATCCGCGGCGGCCGGCGTTCTCCTCGGCCCGGCACCGCGCGGTGATCTGTGACATCAGCCGGTCAAGGCCGGGGTAGAGCCGGCCGAATGCGGTATACACCGGCCGGGCCTGCTCGACTGGCACGCCCGCGGTCACCGCCATTTTCTCCAGCCCGGATCCGTAGATCTTCGCGTAGGTGGCGTTTTTGGTCACCTGGCGGCGGGTGTCCTTCTTATCGATCTGCTCGGGGTCGGTCTGGAAGATCTGCCCTGCCATCAGCCGGAAGAAGTCGACACCGCTCGCGTCGGCGCGGTGGAACATCTCGATCATGCCGGGGTCGGCCGAGAAGTGCGCGGCCAGGCGTGCCTCGATCTGGTCGGCGTCGATCGTCACGAACGCGTTTCCGGGCCGCGGCCGGTACGCTCCGCGGATCATCGGCACGTCCCGGTCGAAGGTCTGCATCGGCGGGTCGGTGACGCTCTGGCGTGAGGTGCGCGCCTGGATCGTGTTGATCGAGGCGTGGATGACGTCGTCGGCGTCGCGCAGGTCGAGGAATTTGCGCAGGTGCGTGTTCACGATCTTGTCGGCCTTGCGGGCGCCGGTGATCGTCTCAATCAGCCGGCGGTGTGCAGGGTACTCGGCTGCGTACATCCGCAGCGTGTCCTTGTCCATCGACGGCTGGCCGGTCTTCGTCCACGACAGCGTCGGGATCCCGACGGCATTGAGCACCCGCTCGAGCTGGGCGGAGGAGTTGACCGAGGTGACGCCGTGCTCCCCGCGCAGCCATGCCTTCGCGTCGTGCTCCCACGCCGTGACCTGCTCGATCGAGCGCTCGATGTACGGCACGTCGAGCATCATCCCGGTGTCCATCATCTGCGCCGCGATACGAGCGGTGGCCCGTTCCAGGTCGTACGCCTCCCGGTACTTGGCGAGCACCTCGGGGCCGATCTTGTTCCAGATGTGCGCGGTCAAGACCGGGTCGAGCGCGGAGTACGCGGTGTATCCGGGGTACTCGATCGGCACAGTCGCCCACGTCCAGTGGTTGGTGGCCATCGCGTCGTGCAGCACCTGCTCGCCGATCATGGCGCGCGGGTCGATCATCTTCGCGGAGACGGGCTTGAGCCCGTGCAGGGCGATCGAGTCGTGCAGATGGCAGGCGATCAGCGTGTCGTGGATTTTCGACCAGTCGAGTTTCAGCCCGAGCTGGGCGAGCACCCGCCAGTCGTACGCGCTCTGATGCGCGGCCAGCTCGCCGCGGTACTTGCGCAGGATCTCCAGCAGACCGCCGCCCCACAGGTGCGCGGGGGCAGCCCATCCGGTGCGCATGTCGCCGATCTGGACCATGCGGCACACGTCCCGGTACGGGGAGAGACCCGCCGACTCCGTGTCGAAGCACAGCGGACCCTGCCGACGTTCCCCGGCCCATCGCTGGCACTCGGCCAGCTCATCGATCGACATGATCGTGCGCAGGCTGACGCCGTCCAGCGCGCCGGCCATCAGACGGTCCAATGCTTGGACCAGTCCAGATTACAGGTCGAGCAGTAGTACCCCTTGTAGTAAAGCTCTTTGTATGATGACACGTCATGTCTCAACAGCTTGTGCAGCAACGCTCGGATCATGTCACGCCGTCCAGTGCTTGCCAGCCCGGAAGAACAGACCGTTCCAGCCTTTGCCACACGTCCAGCAGTGGTAGAAGTTCGCGTAGCCGCGGCCGGGGATGGACGTGCGGTGCAGCATCAGCTCATGCGCCCAGAGCCGGATCATCGCGTGACACCCGACCTCGGGATCAGCGCGAGGAAATGCGGGTGCTCCTGCGCGACCGCGCCGAGTAGCTCGATGACCGGCTTCGACCAGAACGCCTTGCCGGTGCGGTGGTCGATCACGAGGTTGTCCACGACCTGCTGCTCCGTGTCCAGGAACCACACGTTGTGGCGCGGGATCTCCATCCGCACCGGATCGCCGGGACGCATGGCGCTCAGCTCGGGCGGGCGGCACTGCCCGCACGGCTCGGACCCCTCGAGCAGGTCGGCGGCAGTGGCCGGCTGGCCGGGGCGCGCCTGCTTCGGCGTGCGGCAGGTGGTGTCCTGGCGGTGGTAGAGAGTCGAGTCCGAGAGCCGGTGGATCACCCATCCGCCACCTTCGCGCTGGTACAGCGCGATCTCGATCCATCGCGCCCGCTCGCCGTCGTCGGTGGTCACCTCGGCGGCGAGAACCCCCTCGAACTGCGAGACCACGGCTCCGCGGTGGTCCTTAATAATGATCATGTGTTCCTCCCTGAACTAGTCCGCAGTTGAGTCTACAATAGGATCGGCACGAACGTTCAGGGAGGATTTGGCAATGGGCTGTCTTCATCAGGATTTCGCAGGAAGCGACCCCGTCGTACGCCAGCTCGGGATCGGCGCGGCCGCCTTGCGGTACCAGGGCCAGGGCTACGCGGTGCTCGCCCTGGCACGCGGCCGCAAACGCCCGCACCGGATTCTGGGTGACTCCGGCGGCGTGCACTGGGCGAGCATCGACCCGCAGGCCGCGAAGTGGAGCTGGAGCAGGGACCGCGCGGCCAACCTCGGCGTCGCGTGCGGGTCCCCATCTCGGCTGATCGTGGTCGACCTGGACGTCAAGGGCGGCCGCGACGGACCCGGGGAACTGACCCGGTTCATGGCGCAGTACCAGCTGGGCATCCGTGACGCCGCGGTGGCGGCCACCCCCTCGGGTGGCACGCACCTGTGGCTGCGCACCCCCGACGGGATGCGGGTACAGGGACGTCCCGGGATCCTGCCCGGCGTCGACATCCTCGGTGACGGCAACCTCGTGGTCGCCGCGCCCTCGATGGCGATGGTGTCCGGGCGCGGCGGCGAGCAGGTCCCGATCCCGTACCGGTGGACCGCCGGATGCTACTGCGCCGCCGGCCCGGTCCCGCCCTGGATGCTGGCGTGGATTGCCTCGGCCGGGCCGGGTATGGGCAGCGCCGGATCGGGCAGTGGCGGCGGCGGGGAGGAGGACGTCGACCTGGACGCGCTGCGCGAGCGCGGCGCGGCGGCCGGCACACGCAACCGCGAGCTGTACCGGGCCGCGTGCAAGCTGCACCGCACACTGGCGCCGCAGGACGTGCTCGCGCAGCTCGAGGTGATGTGGCGGGCCGGAGACACGTCGGGGCTGCCGTGGCGCGAGGTGCTGACCCTCAACGAGAGCGCCCGCAAGTTCATCGACGGACAGCAGCAGCGCGAACGGGCGCTACGCGATGCGTGGGTCAGGAGTGGTATGCGATGAACGCATCCGAGCGGTCCGGGCAGTGGCGAGGGGCCCGGCGCCTTCCCGTGCCGAGCCCCTCGTGAGTCCCGGATGTCCGCACTAGGCTGGCGGGATCCCCCTGGACCCGAGGATGAACCGCCGCACACGAGACCGTCTTGACCCGGTCTTCCCGCGAAACACCGTGAGCACCCGATCGAAAAGGAACGCTCAGATGCGCATCCTACCGCAAGCACCTGCAAACACGACAAGGTCACGGCCGTGACCGGCGCACCGGCCGCGCCCGCAGCCGTCGGCGTGCTGATGGACATCCTGCACCGCGACTACTACGTGTCGGCCACCACGGACGGGCGCCTGTTCGCCGTGCGCCTGGACACGCCCTCGGTCATGATCCCGATGCGCGGATCCTCCGGCATGCGCCAGCGCCTGGCCGTGGACATGTACGTGCAGACCGGCCGGGCCGCGAACAGTGACGCGCTCACCTCGGTCCTGAACCTCGCCGAAGGCGCGGCCATGAGCCGCAAGCGGGTCACCCCGAATCTGCGGATCGCGCCCTGGCACGGGGCGGTGTACATCGACCTGGGCCGCACGGACGGCAAGGCGGTGGAGCTGAAGCCGGGAGCGTGGCGCGTGGTGGACCGCCCGCCCGTCCTGTTCACCCGCACGGCGCTCACCGCCGAGCTGCCGCTGCCGGCCGAGGAAGGCCGGATGGAAGAGGCACGGGACCTGATCAACGTGCGCTCGCCGGACGACTGGGCGCTGTACATCGCCTGCCGGGTCGCGTCCCTCTTCCCCGGCATCACGCACCCGATCGAGGTGATCTCGGGTCCGCCCGGGTCGGCGAAGACCGCGGCCACCAAGGTCACCTCCAACTGGATCGACGCCTCCCCCGCCATGCTCCCGGTCCCGCGGGACGGGCGCACCTGGGCGGCCATGGCCGGCGGGCGGTACGTGCTGCCGCTGGACAACGTGAGCGGTGTGGCGCGCTGGTGGTCGGACGCTCTGTGCAAGGCGGCGTCCGGGGACGGCTGGGTGGACCGCGCGCTGTACACCGACGGAGACCTGTACGTCGCCGCGTTCCAGTCTGTGATCATCCTGAACGGGATCACGCTGGGCGGGCTACAGGGCGACCTGGCCGACCGGCTCGCGGCGCACCACCTGTCCCGGATCACGGCGTACCGCTCCGATGATGAGGTCGCGGCCACCTGGGCGCTGGCGCATCCCGGGGCGCTGGCCTGGCTGCTGGACCGCGCCGCGGAGATCCTCGGAGACATGCAGTCCCTGCCGCAGATGACCGGGCCGGACCGCCTGATCCGCTTCTCACAGATCGTGCAGCTGATCGACCGGCGGTGGCACACCAACGCGCTGGGCGCCTGGCGGGCGGGGCGCATCGGCGTGCTCGAGGACATCGCCGAGGGCGACCTGGTCGCCGTCGCGCTGCGCCAGGCGGTGCACGCACCGTGGTACGGCACCTCGACCGAGCTGCTGCACCACCTGATGATGCACGGCGGTCTGCAGGACGAGGGCGGGAAGCGGTGGACGCCGCAGATGCTCAGTGAGCGGTTGGAGCGCACCGGCCAGGCTCTGGCGGCCATCGGCTGGCGGGTCGAGCGGGGTCGCGCGCACGGGGGCAAGCGCATGATCTGGGTCAACCCGCCGCAATGAGTCAAGACGTTGAGTAAGTGGTGACGCGGTGACGAGGGTGACGGCTTTTTCTACTACCATCTGCTTCCCCCTCTTAAAATCCTAGGGACAGATAGTAGTAGGGAGAGGCGTCACCAGCGTCACCGCTCGTCACCTAACGATCTTGGAAACAGATGCGGCATGCGAGAGAAGCGCCACCGACAGATGTGGAACGCCAAAAGTGCGCCACCGACAGATGATGCTGTGTTGGACCTCGCCACCGGGTGACGCCTATTTGTAGATCCACATCTGCCCCGAACTGAGTTTCAGATGATCTCTGCGGGAACTGCGTCGTTGCAGGTCGTGGAGTTGCGTTGTTCGGTTCTTTGAATATGATCTTGAAACCCTATGGAAGGGTGATCTTGCGGACGTATGATGACCGACATGGACGTACCCCCACGTGCGATGGACGAGATCATGGCCGCCATGATCGGACCGGCACCGGATCACCAGTGCCGCGGGACCAACCGGGGCGGAGGGCCATGCGGCAGGGGTCCGGTGCCCGGCGCGACGGTGTGCGCGATGCACGGGGGCAAGGCGCCCGCCGTGGTCGCCAAGGCCGAGATACGCCTGGCGGAGCGCGAGGCGGTGATGGTCGCGAGGCGCGCCGTGCTCGACCTGACCGACGCCGAGTTGATCGAGCAGTTCGGCAATCCCGGCGAGACGCTGCAGTGGATCATCGCCATGAGCCGGGCCCTGGCGTCCCGGCTGCACGTCGCGGTCGCCGATCTGTCCGACCTGGTGTATACCGACGCGTTCGGCAACATTCACGTGCGCGGAGAAGTCAATGCGCTGATGAAGGCGATAGCCCTGGCCGGCTCGCACGCGGAGCGGGCCCTGCGCCTGAACCTGGATCACCGCGGTCTGCAGGTGCAGGAGCGGCAGCTGGCGCTGCTCGACCGCGCGCTGGACACCGCCCTGGCGCAGGCCGGGCTGGACGCCGACACCCAGCGCACCGTGCGCCGCGTGCTGCGCACCGAGATCCTGGCCGCAGACGAGACAGCAGACGCGAATTGATCGGCCGCCCGGGACAGGCCGAGCCTTTCGCGTGACGTTGCACTACTCAGTGAGACCGTGGCAGGGTAGACTGCTGACAAGTGATGGTTCAGGGAGGAAACGCAGTGAAGATCAGCGTCCGGGGTGTCGATTACACCCCCGTGCACGTCAGCGAAGTAGGGATCTTCAGCATCATCGTCCGCGGTGTGCGGTACGAGTCGGACACCCTGGCGGGCCTACGCAGCAAGGTGTTCCTGCGTGCGCGCGGGCACGGCGTCAAGGTCACGATCCCGTTCACGGCCATCGAAAACGGTGTGATCCGCAACGGCGTCGCCACCGGATTCCACGAGGTCGACGGCTCGATCCTGGTGCACTGGGAAGAGACCCCGTACCGCGCCGAGACGCTCGGATGGAGCTGCACCACCCTGGCTCCGCTCACCGAGCACGGCGCCGACCTGTACCGGCAGCTGTCCGCCGACTACTGGGCGGCGCGCAGCGTCGTCGAGAAATTCGAGCAGCGCCATGCAATCGACCTGAGAAGCAGGATCATCGCGGCGATCTCCGTCGCGGTCGAGAAGGAGGACAAAGAACTGTGAGCGATCAGACGTTCGGCGCGTGGCTGATGGAGCAGCACGAGCGCCAAGACGCCACGGGCGCGCTTTCGCGTGCGTGGACACATCTGCGCGAGGCACGCGGGTACAACCGCACCCACACGGCGAAGTCCATCGGCCAGCTGCTCTCCGCCCAGCTCGGCGAGGACTGGCAGAAGTTGCGCGGAGACGAGTCGATCACCGCGGCCGAGGCCGAGTGGAAGACCGGCACGACGCTGGAGCGGCAGGGAGATCACGGGATGGTGTTGCCACCGGATGGGCACCAGCCCCAAGGCATCCCTGAGCCGTGGAAGACCCCGGCCGGTGGCGAGCAGTTGCAGTTGCCCGGCATGCCGTCCGGGTACGCGGTCACCGGTCCGGATCTCGAGTCGATGATTGCGGCTGTGCCCGTGCCCGCGCCCGCACCGCCCATGGCCATCCTCGTGGTCGACGGATACGAGTACGAGTTGACCCCCGGCCGCCGCTATGTGCTGGACCTGCGCCCGGTCCTGCGCCAGGACAGCGACAACCCGGCTCCGGCACGTGCGAACACGGCCACCCATGTGGACACAGACATCTTCGCGCCGGCTCCGCAGCTGATCGACGACCAGGGCCGGCTCAACTTCGCGGTGCTGTATGCCCTGGCCGACCACACCCTGCCCGAAGGCGCCGACCTGGCGTCGCTCGGCCTGGCCGGTGATGAGTGATCGTGAGCGGATCCGCCAGGACCGCGCTGATCCGGATCGAGCTGGAGTTCACCGTCACCGACATGGCGAGCGAGGGTGAGATGCTCGACGCCGTGACCCGCGCGATCGTGGTGGCCAAGCCCGAGCTGGAGTCGCCCAATGGTCAGTGCTCGGTGCGCGTGGTCGCCTCGCACGTCACGACGAAGCACACAGGAGGATCGCTGTGAGCATGCCCGAGCAGTTCCGGCCGATCGGCGAGCTGGACGACGGAGTCACCGGCGTCGTGATCGAACGGCGCGACCCGGCGCGCTGGCAGGGCGCCTTGGCCGACGCGGTCGACCTCGCCATCGACGACGCCGAGCCGGTGTACCTGGTCGAGGACGGCAAGCGCGTCGCCGTCATCACACCGGTTGCCGACCCGCAGTGAGTGAGAGCTCGCTCGACGACCTGGCCCGACGCGCGATCGACGCGGTCGCGGCCGGCCAGAAAACCATCACGGTGACGCCGGCTGATCACCGGTGCCTCCGGTCGGCCACCGACGAAGACTGGAACAGTGCACTGATCCGCAACGGCTCGGGGCCGATCTACGGCGTCGGCCTGGATGTGGTGGTGGTGGCAGATGCGTAAACCGCAGCGCGCCCGCGCGACGTGGTTCGCCCTGTACAGGGCGGGCTACCGGCTGCACCGCGACCGCGTCAACCGGTGTTGGTGGTTGGAGATGCCCGACAAGTGCATCGGGTGGGCAGGGATCCGCACGCGCGAGCTCAGAAGAGTGCCCGAGACGGCTGCCAGGACGTGGCGGCCGGTGTAGTCTGCAGGTGAGGACAAGTTCAGGGAGGAAATGCAGATGGTTCTAGATCATGAAACAGCGGCGGAGCTGCTGTTCATCGCCGTGACGGCGGTCCCCGCCAGCGTGTCAGAGGCAATGCGTGTGGCTGCCGAGGAGTACACGCGGATCCACGGCGATCTGACGGTCGTCGCAACGCAGATGGCGAGCCAGTTCGGCGATCACCCGGAGAGTGCCACCGCGCGGATGCGCCGCTGCCTCGCCGTGGCACCCCTGCACATGGTGGCGCCTGAGCCCAGCGACACGCAGGAGTTCGCCGACCTCGGTACCTTCGAGCGGCTCACGGGTGACTGGTGATGACCGCCGCTCTCACGCCTCTTGGCAATGACCGGGACCTGCTGATCCAGGTCGCCGAGCTGGTGGTCTCCACGCAGTTCGGATCCCATTCGATGCTGCAGCGCAAGCTGCGGGTCGGATTCGCCAAGGTCGGTCGGCTGTTGGACATGCTGGAGGAGCGTGGCATCGTCGGTCCATCCGACGGCGCCCGCGCACGCGACGTGCTCGTGCCACGCGAGCAGCTGGCCACCGTGGTTGACGCGATCCGGAACGAGGCCCGCTAATGCCCGCCCGCTACGCCGCCGGAACGGATGTGCCCACGGACCGGTCGATCGCCGAGGTCCGCCGAATCCTGCGCAACTACGGCGCGACCGGATTCGTGTTCGCCGAAGATGAGACCCGGGCCGTGATCGGCTTCGTCATGCGCGACCGGCAGGTGCGGTTCGCGCTGCCGATGCCGGATCCGAAGGACCGCGAGTTCACGCACACTCCGTTGAAGCAGGAAAAGCGCACTCCGGCCGGTGCGGCTGCCGAGTATGAGAAGGCCGTTCGCCAGGCGTACCGGGTGTTCGTGGTCGTCATCAAGGCGAAGCTGGCGGCCGTCCAGTCGAAGCTGATCAGCTTCGATGACGAGTTCCTCGCGTTCCTGGTGCTGCCCGGCGGCCAGACCGTCGGCGATGTGACACGGCCCGGAATTGCCGAGGCGTACACGACTGGTCAGGTTCCGGCGCTGCTGCCGGACTACCCGCGCGCAATCGAGGCGGGCCGCTGATGGACACGGCGGAGGACTGGGGTGTGTACGTCAACGAGGTCTCGATCAACGCGACCCGGCAGGGCATCGAGTGGTGGACCGCGTTCAGCGCCCGATTCGAGGGCACGGGCCGCATGACGTGCCTGACCCCGAGCATTGCCGGGTCCGCCTGGCACGTGGCCTGCGACAACGAGCTGGACGCCGGCTGGCTGGCCTGGGAGATGGTCGAGGAGCACGGCATCCCGAAGCGCGCGGTCAAGGTCAAGCGCCTTTCGCAGTGCCAGCACCTGACGGGGAAGAGCTGATGGACGGACTCGGCTGGCACATCGCCACCGCGCACCACCTGCTCGGGCACGACAAGGCCGCGGCCGTGCTGGGCGTGGATCCGGGCGACAAGTCCGCGTGCCTGATCTGCGCCTACGAGCGCGAACCGACGGATGAGAACAAGCGCGCGGTCGAGGCCGCCCTGGCGCCGAAAGAGGACTGACCTTGGTGTATGCCGACCACAACCCCGCCACATACGACCTACGTGGCATGACCGAGCAGCAGTTCACCACGCTGCGTGAAGCACTCGTACTCATCCACAATGTGCCATCCCCGGCTGATCCGTACTCCAATGAGTTTGAGACGGCTCGTCTCAACTACATCGCAGCTAGCGAACTGATCGACGCCACCAACATCGCCGTCCGTCAGGCCAAGGGTCTGGCCGAAAACTGACAGGAGTCAACCACATGACAGCTGAAGTGATCTACAAGGGTCCGCAGCCCGCGCTCGGGCAGAAGTGGTGCACGGTCTGCGCGTTCACCTGGAAGTTGGCCGCCAATGACCGGCACGCGCAGGAGATCGAGGATGCCGGCAAGGCGTCCGACGGTGTGATCGTGGTCATCGACGCCACGGCCGACGAAGAGCTGCCGCCGGTGGCGCCCGCCGTTGCCATCGGGATCTATCTGCCCCTGCAGCAGTGGGGGCCGCTCGAGCTGTGCTGGACGCACCTGACCGCCGTCCGGCTGCAGTCGACCGGCGGCCTGCACCTGCCCCCGCCCGGCATGCCGGGGGTCCCGGGCGGGATGGGGCTGAACGGAGGTGGCCGGGGATGAGGACGACGGCAGAGGCGCGGTTGGGTAAATTCGCCAAAGAACTGCGCGCGCAGTACGGCGAGGACATTTCCGACGAAGTCATCATGCTCAGTCCCTATGCAGAGGACGTGTCTGTGGCGGATGTCCTCGCGGTGGTTGCTGACAACGTCGCGCTGCGCGCACAGGTCTACCCGCTGCGCGCCGAGAACGAGCAGTTGGCCGCGGATCTCGGGAAGCTGCGCGCGGCGTTCGAGGCCCTCAAGCCGTGGGTGGCGCCGATGCTGAACGACTTCCTGCGCAACACCGTGATGCCGCTGTGGCGCGCGATCGAGCCGATCCTCGAAGCACAGGGCTTCGAGGGCTCCGTGGATGAGGTCGCTGGTCAGCCGAGCCACGGCGACTCCGGCACGTGCTCGGTCTGCGGTGGTGTGATCGAGTTCTACGAAGAGACCGCAGGGAACGGCGATGTGCTCAACTCCTGGTGGTCGCACGTAGGGCATCCGCGTGACGAGCACGACGCACAGCTCGGAGGCCCGGCGTGAGCACCTTCCTGGCCGGGCTTATCGCCGTCCTGAGCGTGTACGGCGCGGTCACCGTCGCACTGTTGGCGCTCTCCGTCCGGTCCATGCGGCGCGGGGGCGGTGTGTCCTCGTGACCGTCTACGTGGATGACGCGCGCATCCCGGCCCGGGTCGCCGGACTGTCCGGCCGGTGGTCACACCTGATCGCGGATACACCGGAGGAGCTGCACGCGTTCGCCGAGCGCCTTGGCTTCAAACGCGCCTGGTTCCAGGACCCGACCGTGAACGGCAAGCCGGTCCCCGCACGCCCTGGAACACGGGCCGCGGAGAACTGGCACTACGACGTCACCGACTTCAAACGCCAGCAGGCGATCATGCTGGGCGCGGTTCCGGTGACGATGCGCGAGCTGCCGGGCATCATCGAAGCCCGGTGGCAGGCGCAGCGTGCCGTGTCCGTCGACCCGCCGTTCGCGATGGGCGCACACCGTCGCAGTCGCGATGCCGGGCTGCGTGTGACGCCGCTCGCATACGCCGCCGAACCCCTGCCCGGGCGGCATGCAGGAGGGGCGGGGCCGGCATGACCGAATCCGACCGCATCACCCAAGCTGCTGAGAGCTACGAAGAGATCCCCGCGATCCAGGTCGGCAAGCGCTGTGGAGTGCAGTGGACACCCTGGATGGGTGACTACTTCACCAGCTGGTCGCCGCGCAACGCCAACAGCAACGCCGAAGGGCCGTGGGATCACTGGGTCGACCTGGCCATCGAGATCCTGCGCGACCCGCTCACGGCGATCGTGCGGCCCGAGGCGCACCAGCTCGCGCAGCAGCTGGCGACGCTTGGCTTCTACGACGAATCGAACCGTGCTCTGACCGACGGCGAGCTGCGCGAGCGGTTCTCGCGCAAGCCGCCTCCTGCCGCAGAGCCGGGCCGGTGAACAGCGAGCAGTTCCTGCTGGACGCCCTGGCGGACACCCGGCCGGTCCGGGGCAGGATCCGGCGGATGCGGTACAAGCGGCACCGCCGCAATCTGGAAGCCAGTCTGTTCTGCGTGGGCGCACTCGGCCCCTGGCGCCGGGTGTACGACGAAAACGAGCTGATGGGGGTATGGAAGAGATGACACCTGCCGAGATGGTGCGCGAGTTTCACACCGTGTTCCGCCTGCCGATCGCCGACACGCCCGCCTTGGTCAGCGCGAATCTGGCCCGGGCCCGTCACCAGTTGCTGCTGTCTGAGATCACGGAGGTGTACACGGCTGTACTGCGAGACGACCTGCCCGGAGTCGCGCAGGAGCTCGCCGACTGCGTGTACGTGCTCTACGGGACGGCCCTGGTGTACGGGATCGGCCTGGACGCGGTGCTCGCCGCAGTGCACGCGGCGAACATGACGAAGCTGGACGAGAACGGCCAGCCGATCATGCGCGAGGACGGGAAAGTCCTCAAGTCGGCGCTGTACCACAAGCCGGATGTGGCCGCCGTGCTGGCGGGCCAGGCGCAGGGCCCGGTCGAGCAGGGGCGCGGCAACGGGCCGGAGCACAAGCTCTTCATCACCATGGTCAAAAGCTGCCCGGTAAACCACAGCGATGACGACGAGGAATGCACGGGGACGTCCTGGTACGAGCTGGAGCATCCTGCCGAGTGTGACCGACTGCGGTACGGGGTGCGATGCGCGCTGGACCAGCCCGGCGACGACCGGTTCTGCTGGCCCGAAAAGGAAGGCGAGTACACCATCTCGGCGTGGTCGTCGAAGTCCTGGACCGACATGGGCTGGGAGTACGACGCGGGCGTCGACTGGGAGCCCGTGCCCGTGCCCAAGAGCGCCGTGACATGCCGTGAATCGTCGTAAGAAGCGCTGGCATCCGCCGTGGCCGGTAGCCCTCATCGGGTTGCCGGCCGCACTCGTCTCTGTCGCGGTCCTGTGGACCGAGGCGGTCAAACTGCTGCTGCGGTTTGCGGCCGGGTGGTAGACGCGCTATAGTTGTCATCAGTGGGCTTCGCGCCCGCCAGTCGTTCAGGGAGGATCAAGACAGTGACCGACATGCGGATCGGAACCGACGTCATCACCCCCGGCACTCGCGTCCGCGTCATCAAGGACATCCTGGCTGTCGCCCCGTCCGAGAGCAAGTTCATCGGCCGCGAGGGCACTGTCGAGCTCGGCAGCAAGAACATCGACGTGTACGTGAAGCTCGACGGCAGCAAGAACCCGCTCGTGTTCGCGCTGGGCGAGCTGCAGATCATCGAGTCCTGCGGGTACAACACCGCGCCCGCCGGCCAGCCGCCTGAGTACTGCGAGCAGGACACCGCAGAGGACTCAGACTACTGCCTCGAGCACCGGTACGCGACCGGCGAAACCGACAACAGCGACGAACCGTACGGAGAGTGACATGTACAAGATCACTGTTCGCCTCTACTGGGACGAGTGCCCCGGACTCGGCACTGTCGAGTCGCACAAGGACTTGGTGCTCCGCGTCGCCTCGATTGAGATGGCCGAAGACCGCGCGGAGGAGCTGACGGAGAAGTACAGCGCCGTCAGCTACAAGATCGTCGGAGACGGGGTGCTTGCCTGACGTACTGCCCGGCCGTGCGTGCGCTCACAGATCGGCGCACGGCTGCTCACCGCTTGACTCGACCGTACGGAGAGTGACATGAGCCCCTACAAGGAAGCCCTCGCCGCAGCGCACAAGACCGGCGTCTCCAAGTGCACCGACGCCCAGCTCATGGCCACCTTCTGCGAGTCCAGCATCCAGATCGCCGTCGGCGCGGTCTCGCCCGAGCTGGTGTGGGACGGCGCGCAGAAGACCGGCCTGACCACGCTGGAGCTGGCCCGCCTCGCCTCGACCGACAAGAACGCCGTCGAGGCGCTGATGTGGCTGTGACGCGCCAGTTCAGGCCCGGCGATCTCGCAGTGGTCACCCGCACCTCGTCTGACGGGCGCGTCGCGACCTGGATCGGGGCCATCGACAGGTTTGACACCGACCCCGCGGCGGAGGGATTCCGGCTGACCGGACACAAGGTCGGCGGCGACTCGATGGTCTCCTACTTCGCCGCATCCGCGGTGCTCGCGGCCGACCCGGGTTGCCCGATCATCCAGACGATCGAACCGCTATCGGAGGGATCATGACCATGGCCGTCACCGAAGACAACGCCTCTGAGGCCGCCCGCATCCTGCACGAGAACCAGGTCTCCGCGAACGTCACCAGCGTCCACAGGCAGATGAACAGCAAGCTGTGGATCCTGCACTACGCCCACGACTACCTGCTCGGTGCTCTGATCCTGCTCGAGCAGGCGCACCTGCTGCGCGACGTCGAGCAGGAGCAGGTCGACAAAGAACGTGACCAGCAGATGGCGGCCGTGATCGGCCCGCGCCGTACCCCGCGCGAGAAGGCGTACGGCCGGCTGCTCCGGCTGGTCATCGACGTCCTGCCGGCGAGCTTCGGCGCCGCGGTGGACACCGCCGCCGAGGTGACCACCGACGACGGATATGAGGCTGCGAAGCCCCGTCCGATCATCGCCGCGAGCTGGCGGCACCGCGGCTCGACTGCGGACGCCCTGGCTCTGGCCCGGGTGCGCAAGCTGGCAAGCGACAACTGGCGCCTCAAGACGATCAAGCGCGCCGACCTGCTCGAGGCGCTCGGCATCACGGACGAGCGATGAGCGCCTTGACCCCCGCTGAGCGCGACCTCCTGCGAGCTGTCGCGGACGCTCCGGACGTCGCGCGTCCGTTGAATACGGAGTTGAAGGTCGGAGACACTGTCGTGACCAGCGGCGAGCGCAGCGCTAGTACGAGGACGGTCAAGACGGTCGGACGGACGTGGATCACGGTGACCGGCTTCCGGTTCCGGTTCCGCCGTGACACCTGGCGGTCGGCGATCGGCCACGGTCCGGAGTGCCGGCTGATGACGGTCGAGCAGCGGGACTACGACCTGCGACTGCGCGTAGCCCGCGACACCCTGCGCGACGCCGGAGTGTCGGTGTCATACGTATCCCCTCCGCCCGACGGCCGGATCCTCGCCATCGCCGCACTGCTCGACCTGCTCGACGGAAGCGGTCCGTCCGGCGCCGACCGCGAGGCCGCACTGGACGCGAAGGCGCAGGACGACCGGATCGAAGTGGAGCGCACACGATGATGCGTCAGCCCAGACACCGCGTCGCAATCCTGATCACCACGGTATTCGACACCGCCGCAATGATCGGTCTCCTCACCTCGAGCATCCTCGGTGTCACCTCGCCCGCATGGCTGTTGATCGTCATCGGCCTGTGCGCGGTCGCGTCACTGGTCCTGTGCCTCATCCTCACAGTGACCAGCGAAGAGCCGAGCAACCGACACACCAAAGAAGGGAACTGACATGCCAGGCACCAAGCCCAAAGCCGAGCCGGCCACCATCTCCGTCAAGGTCATCGAAGCCGACTTCGAGCTCGTCTCCTACCGCTGGTTCGACGGCTCCTGGCACGGCGCCGTCTTCGAGAAGACCGGCGGCTACGAGATCCGGGTCATGATGACGCGCAGCATCACCAACTTCGGCCGTGACAAGGCGGAGACGTACGACTACTTCGAGCTGGACGCCGACGGCGTGATCACCAAGTCGCCGCGCGGCTACGCCAGGGGTTACAACAAGCTGCGCGTGCGGGACATCGCCGACGCGGTGACGAAGTACGCGGTCGAGGACCCCGCCGTCCCGGCGATGCGGGTCTGAGCGTCCACCCGACCACCGCATCGACCAATCCGGAAGGCCATTGACATGCCCGAGCTCACCAAGCAGGAACGCGCCATGGCCAGCTGGCGCAGGCTCACCCCCGAGCAGCGCGACTACGACCGGTTCGTCGCAGGCCAGATCCCCCCGGGCGCGTCGTGGACACCCGAGACCACCTGGGGCATCCTCCAGGGCCGCGCGCGCCTCGAGGCAATGGTGGCCTACGGCGACAAGTGCCAGGGATGCGCCTGCCACCACAACCCGCCGTGCTTCCACTGCGAGGGCAACCACCGCGACCACGAGGCCGACGACCACGAGCCGGTCGACGGGTGGGTGCTCGAAGTCCTCGAGGCCGAGGCTTACGAGGAGGCCGCCGCGCGTGAGCGCAGCGAGCAGTGGCGCGCTTACGCCGCGGCCCACCCGAACACCGTCACTTTGATCGAGATCTGAAGGAGAACCATGTCCGACACAGACACCGACACCCTGCAGAGCGCCGGGCTCAGCCCGCTGGCCGCCCGCTTCTACGCGGCACGCAGCGCGGTGCTCCGCGGACGCAACGCGCGGATCAAAGCCGTCGAGGAGCAGTGCCAGGCGGAGCTTGCTGAGCTGCGCAGGCAGTACGACGCCGACCGGGCCGAGCTGCAGCTTGACTACACGATCACCGACATCGGCGTGGACTACCTGGCCAGCCGACGCCAGCAGTATCCGCGCAGCCGGTAGACACGGACGCGAGACCGACCCGACAACCCCGAAAGGAACAGCATGTCGAACCGCGGCGAGAACATCCGGCGGGCACGGTCCGCCAACGAGGGCTGGACGGCCCTGTTCGGCGGCAACTCGACCGAGGAAGAGATGGACGAGGCCGTGGCGTATGTCGTGGCTGACGCGTCCGAGCGGCGGGCCGTCCAGAAGGCGCGGACCATCCTGCGCAGCAAGTAGCGCTGACCGGGCCAGCCGCCCGGCGAGCTTCGGCACGCCGGGCGGAGCTAGTCCAGTCAGCATCCGCCAGCCCGAGAGGAACACGTCATGCACGCCATCACCGCAGGTCTGATCACCGCCGGGCTGCTGCTCGGTCTCGCCGCCACGCTCTTCGCGCTGATCACCCGCGCCACCGCGGCCGTTGAGGACCGGGCGTTCACCCGCACCCTGGCCCTGGCCGGACAGGGCTGCACCGCCCTGGCCCTGGTGGCGCTGGCTCATTACGGATACCGCCCGCCCGCGCTCGCGCTCGACTGCGTGTACGCCGCCATGGCCGCCACGATCCTCGCGTTCGCCACCTGGCTGCCCGAGCCGCGCCGTGCCGCGCGTTCATAACTGGAATCGTTCAAGTTAGTACCGCAACTCTCTGTCACGATGCGTCATCTTCGGTGTACCTTGGAGCTATAACGCTATAGCGCCATAGTTGCTGAAGGATGTGCCGCTGCCATGTCGGATTGGGAGTCCGTACCCGCCTATGTGCGGGTGCTGCACGACTTGCGTGGAAAGATCGAATCCGGCGAGATCCCGCCCGGGGACGCGATCCCCTCGGTCAGCGCACTGGCACAGCAGTACGACGTGTCGGCCACCACCGTGCAGAAGGCCGTGCGTGCACTGAAGGCGGCCGGGCTGGTCGACGCGCAGCCGGGCAAGGGCGTGTACGTACGCGCGGTCAAACGCCGCATCAGTCGCTCGGCAGACTTCGTCACCCCGGTCCCCGACGGCACACCGATTCCGCACGGCCGGTCCACACCGCCGCAGGTCGGCCAGGTGGTGCCTGCGGACGACGTCGCCGAGAAGCTGGAGACCGAGCCGGGCGAGCATGTCGTG